TTATTTAAATAGAAGTTTACTTAAATTATCAGAAGCTTCTTTGTCCATTTCCTCTAAAACATGAGAGTACCTATTCATAGTTATTTTTATATCTGTATGACCTAATCTTTCTGAAACAACTTTCATATTAGTACCTCCTAGCAAAAGCAAACTTGCGTTTGTATGTCTTAAATCATGTACTCTAATATTTCTTAAATTATTTCTTTTAATAAAGTTATGAAAAGTTTTACTTAATGCAGTTGGTATCCAAGGCTTTAAATTTGTATTTAAACATACTAAATTATTTTCATTTTCAAGTGTACCTTGTAATTTAATTTTGTTTTGTTTTAATTTTTCTATTTTTAATTTTTCAATTAATTCTTTTGGAACTGACAACGTTCTTTTTGATTTTGCAGTTTTTGGTTCTTTAAAAGTTATTTTACTATTTGCATATATGAGAATTTGGTTAATATTTATTATACTATTATCTAAATCAACATCAGACCATCTAAGACCAGCTACCTCTCCAATTCTTAAACCTAACAGCAACATTAAGAGAATGGGTATCTCTATCAAACTATCTTTCAACTTCTCTATTAACAATAGCGTTTCTTCTCTATTATATATTTCAATTTCATATGTAACATTTTGAGCTGGCAATTTTACAAAATCGCAAGGATTTTCAGATATTTCTTTTAGCCTATAAGCTTCTTTTAAAACAGAAGATAGAAAATTATATCTAACTTTTGCAGTTGATGGTGCAGAACCATCAAAATTTTTATCTATAAAGATTTGAAGAAGGCTAGGGTTTACATCTATCAATATTGTATCTTTAAAAAAAGGCTCTATATAATTTTTAACCCACGATTTTCTATTTACAGTTGTATAGGGAGACCATTTTTTTTCATTTGACATTATGTATTTATAACACCTCTCTACAAGAGTTGTTTTACTTGGAGTAATAAACTTATTATTGTTTATAGTAGACTTTATTTCAATTAAATGTTTTTCAGCATCCTTTTTCTTTTCATAACTTCCGTAACTTTTCTGTTTTATCTTGCCAGTTGTTTCCTCTATGTACTCCACATATACATAGAATTTTCCCCCTCTTTTTCTTATAAAAGCTGATTTGATATTCATATATGTACGCCCCTTTATAAGTTTATATGTTTTATATAAAAGAGCAGTTAGACTGCTCTAATTTCTAATGAATGTTAAGGTGATTTTTTAAAGCTTCTTGAAGTATTTGAGAGAAATTAACCTTATGCTTCTCAGCTTCTCGATTAAGCCACTGAGGGATAGTCAGCGTTTTTTTAACAGAGTAATTTTCTATAGCTTTTCTGTGAATTGGCATATATATTTCTATCAAAGTAGGTATTTGATTTTTCTCTAAGTTTAATTTATCTATAGTTGTTGAATTTGGTATTATGTCATTATCTTCTTCCATGCCATATAAATGTAGCCCTAGAGCTTCTTTTGCCATTTTTAAGGCTTCTTCTGTTGTATCTCCACATGTGTAACAACCTGGTAAATCAGGAAATTCTACAGAGATACCATTCTCATCGTAGCTTAGTATAGCAGGATATACATATATATCTTTTTTCATTATATCAACCCCTTACAATTATATTATAAAACGTGCTTATATACGTGTAAATAATAAGAATAAACTAAAATAAAAATTTAAATGTAATATATAGGTAAAATATGTAAGAGTTATGTGTTATAATATTTTTAGCAAGGAGAATAAAATTGAAAAGCTAAGGGTGATTTTCTCATATAAACGCCAAATTCCAATGTAGGAAGGAGGTGAATTTATATGTTAATTAACTTTTTATTGAGTATAGTGGCTGGTATTGTGTCAGCTTACATTTACGAGAAAATAAAAAATCACCCAAACGCCAATAAGGGTGATTTAAAGAAATAACTTTTAAATTCTAATCAATTAGAGAAATTCACCTTTTAAAAAGTAAATTTTATCTCCTTGCTATTATTATATCACAAATTGGTACAGATATTCAAAAATAATATTTTATTAAATTATAATTGTTTGAATATATTTAAGCTAATTTATTATTTAATTCTTGTATTTTTAACGTTTGTCTATATTCTTGTGCTTCTGCTAATTTTGTATATTCTACAGTCTTATCGAAATTTTTCTCAACTTCTGACCTTATTTCATCAAGAGTAACTTCGAAGAATTCTTTTCTATTATTTACCTTATTAACTCTTTTATTATCAAAAGCTTTATGTAAAGCTGACTCTAATTTAGGTGCATCTTCGCTAAATATAGTCGCATGTATATCATATTTAAAAGGAACTGATGCACTACTTAATTCATTTATTCTCTCAGTTGGGTCTAATCTTCTAGTTACTCCTATTTTATATATATTTTCTCCAAAACTACCGATATTGGAGATTATGTATACATGTCCTGCTCTTGTATTTTGTTCTCTATTTAATACATCATCTAAATCTTTTGATAGTAAAGCTAGTTTTTCTTCTATAGAATTGATTTTTTGTTCCCATTCTAATTTGTCGTTTTCATCTTCTGGTATAGTTGATTTTAGTCTAAGTAATTCATTCTTAAATTGTAATTCTTCTTTTTTTAGTTTTCTTTTTTGATTTTCTATTTCTTTTTGAACAAGAGCTTCTTCTTTCATTTGTTCTCTCAAAGCTCTTTGTTCTTCTTTTTCCTCTTCTTTCATTTGAAGGTATTCATAATATAAATAAAGCTCATCTATTTTCAAATTAAGATAGTTTTCTTTTATAGAAACCTTATTTGAAGTATTTAATTTATTTGTATCAGTAAATGCTTTTCGTATTCTTTTTTCTATAGAATCAATATTTTTAAAACTAACTTTTGACATAGCAATGTCGCACTCACTATTGAAGAGTTTAAGAGCTGTTTTAATATTTTGATTAGTCATAGTTCTACCTTTTTGAACACTTCCATCAACAGTCCAAGAATCAGAATATTTTACACCTGTTTTATTTCTTATTAATAGTTTTTGCATTTCTCTTATTTCTTTTAATTTTTCCATATATTCATCAGAGTTTTCAAAATCATATTTTGGATTATATAATCCAAATGATTGAAGCAGAACCTCATCTTCAGTCTGTATTAATTCTTCTGATAATCTTTTTAGTTCTTCTTTTTTATTTTTTAAAGTTGTGTTTATATCTCTAAGCTCCTCCCTTTCATTTTTTAATTCTTCTAAATGAGAATTTAAAGTATTAATATTATCTTTAAGTATATTTTTATCTTTTATAAGATTATCAAGTCTTTCTTTTTCTATTTTTAGTTCTTCGATAAGTTTAAATTTATCTTGGTTTTCTGAATCAAATTTATCAATTTCAACTTTCTTTTTGTCTAATAGATTGGATAATTCTTTTAACTTATTTTCATTTGATTCACATAAATCTTCAAAGTGTTTTTCTTTCATTTTAATTTCATCATTTAATAAAATATATTTATTATTGATTTTTTCGACATCAGATAATAGTATACTAATGCTATCTTTATGTTTTTTCATTATCTTATTTCTTTTAAATAAGAATATTATTGCAACTATAAATGATATAGAGTATGTTGAAAACGTAGAAAGAATTAGTATGGATATAGTCCATAAAGAATAATACCAGGGTATCTTGAAATTAAGATTTTTGATTTTTTCATCGTTGATGAGTAAATCACTTTTTAACTGTTCATTTTCATTGTTCATATCAAAACTCCTTTTTTATTTTTTGTTCTACTTTATGATAATAATAATTTAAGTATATAAAATTTTATGTGAAATTTCCATATATTTGAAAAAAAGGCAAAAATAAAACAAAATGGTAGTTATTTAAAAGAATTTAGTTGGATTATAAAGGTATGTTAACAGAAATTATAAAAATAATATAACATTCTTATAAAAGTATGTTATCAGTATTTTGAACATAAGGAAAAGCTACTTAAAATTAGTTTTAATCATTTTAAGTAGCTCTTTTATTATTTTAGATACTCCTTTGAATATTTAATCCAAGCATCAATACCATCGATTAAGTGAATTAATTCGCCATAAATATGTTCTGAACCAAATTCATTTTTCGTGTACATTATCCATTTTTTTCTACCTTGCAATTTAACTTTACCAATGAAGTTATCTGAAGTATCAAATACATTAAATGCTCCATCTGACATTCTATCAAAGACAAAATTATTTTTTAATTCATTTTCGTACATTTTAATTTTAAGTATATTAAAAAAGTAGATTTCATTTTCATTAATTTTGAAGTTGTAATTTTTATTATTAACTTCGAATGGTATTGATTTGTTATTTTTAACAATATCCATATAATGTAAATTTTTATTATTAATACTATCATTTGCGTTATATGTTATAGTAGAGTGATTGTATATTACATCATTTATACTATTTATAGCATTATTAATTTCGATATTATCAATTTTTTCTCCTACCAAACGTTTTACTAATATAGAAGTTTTGGAGTTATTTCCTAACATATCACAAAGTATATAGGATGATTTAATTATGTTATCTAAAAGTGTGTCTTTTAAATTTATATCTAATTCCTTTATGGCTTTGTAAGACTCGATTTTCATAGGTGTAATTTTATGATTTTCCCAGTTTATATTAATTCCTCTTTGGATATTTTTAGAGGATTCATATTTACAAATTAAGTCATATGCTTCCTCATATTTATCAATATAAATTAATTCTAAACACTGGTCTTCTAGGTCAGTATTTTTAGTAACAGATTTACGCACATCTTTCAACAGTTCTTTTCCTTTATCTGTTAAAGCATAATATTTGTTGGAGCTATTAAAAAAATTAGATAAATCTTTGCATGAGATTTCTTTTTCTATCCTTTCTATTAATTCAGCCTTTTTACCAGTTGATTTAATATTATTAGATTTTAATATTTCTTTCAATTCCGAAACTGTTAACTTAGTAAGGTCTTCAATGTAATTTGAAATCTTAAGATAATCCATGTTGAAAAACTTAGAAATTAAATATGAATAGTTAATATTATATTCATATGTCCAATAGGTTGCTATATAAGGCTCGTATATATTTTCTCCAATTATGTATTTTAGGAAAGATTTTTCTATTGATGTAAGTGGTTTAGTATCTGTTTCTAATATATTGTTTTGTGGGTTAAACTTATTAATACTATTAGTATGTATATCATATAAAGCATCTGATTTTTCTCTTGCTTGTTTTTCTAATTCATATAAATTTGTTGTATCATTACAACTTACATTCAGTACTTTATTAATTTCATTTTTTACTTCTATATTATGAGGTGAATTAGAATTACATTCTAGTGAAAGTGTAGTACTATCATTATAGCTTTGTTTTGATTCGTTTGATTTTTCATTGCAATCAACATTATTTTTGTTTTTATTTTTTCTAAATAGATTCAAAATGCTCATAAAAAATTACTCCTTTTGTATTTAATTAATTTCTAGTGTATTCTACTTTGTGACAATAACAATTTAAGTATATAAAACTTTCTGTATAAATGCTATGTATATTAGGAAAAAACATAGAATTAAATAGTTTTGAAAAGAATACTATATTTATATGGTATAAAAACTAAAACGAAGATTTTAAAATTAAATAATAAAAAATATTATATAAACAAGAAAATACAAAAAATTATAATTAAAAAGACGATTAATAATACACAGGAATGGAAAAAATAACCAATACTCTACAAATTTCGATTTTTTTATTACAATTACGCTTTTTTTATTGCATTTGGAAAATAAAAGTATTATTATAAAGGTAAGATAATTATCTAAACACAATTCTGAATAATTAAAAAACATTTCTAGAAATGAAAATACGTAGTTATATTTTATTAAAATTCGTTGGGAAATTTTAACTAAAAATAAGAACGTAAGTTCTGCTAACAGGGGGAAAGCGTGTGGAAAAATCAAAAAAACTACTAATTGATACAGGAGATACATTGAACAAATTAAGAGAAAATAATAGTGAGAAGTTAAAAAAGTACATAGAGTTATTAAAAGAATATTATAAACAAGAAAATAAAAAAGAAAGAGAATAGTTTTCTTCTCTTTCTTATTTTTTCTCATTAATTTCTTCTTCAAGAAAAACTTTTGCTATTTTAAACATTTTTTCTTGACTAGAAGGGCTTAACTCGCTAATTAGTTTTAAAGCTTCCTTTATGTCATCAGAGAAATTTAGATTTTCAATTAGTTCTAACTCGCTAAGATTGTCTACATTTTTTACATTGACTTTTCCAAGCAAGTAATCTGTAGATACATCAAAAAAATCTGATAATTTTAAAATTATGTCATGAGGAGGAAATCTTTCTTCTTTTTCATAAAAAGAAATCATCTTAGGAGTAAGACCTAAAAAAGTTGCAAGTTCTTTTTGAGTAATATCTTTTTCTTTTCTTAATTCCTTTATTCTATATCCAATCATGTTATTTAGCCACCTTTTATAATTATATTGAACTATTAGCTCTTAATTAACAATTATAGCTCATTTTTTTAAAAAAAGCTATTGACAATGTACTAATAGTACTGTACTATTAGTACATAAGATAAAATAAAAGAAGGTGAAAAAAATGAATAAACTAAAAGATTTTAGAATACAAAAAGGACTAAGTAGAAATCAGTTAGGAGCTGAATTAGGTCTTACAAGTAGGTATATAGCTTTCTTAGAGAATGGCGAAAGAGTACCGTCTCTAAATACAGCTGTAAAAATAGCAGCTTATTTCAATACTTCAATAGAGTATATTTTTTTGAAAAGTAACTGTACTAAAAGTACATTAAGAGAAAAAGGAGTTGAAAAACATGAATAACTTACAAGTAATAGAAAGAAATAATGAGAGAGTTCTAACTACACAACAATTAGCAGATGTATATGAAACTGAAATTAGAAATATAAGTAACAATTTCAATAATAATAAAGAGAGATTTATTGAAGGTAAACATTATTTTTGTCTGCAAGGTGATGATTTAAGGGCATTTAAACGCGATTCATATGATATAGGAATTGCACCTAATGTAAACAAACTTTATCTTTGGACTGAAAGAGGAGCAAACAGACACTGCAAAATATTGGATACTGACAAAGCTTGGGAGCAGTTTGATAACTTAGAAGAAACATATTTCAAAGCTAAGCAACAAAAACCATCTTGTATAGAAGATGTATTAATAGAAAGTTTAAAAGAAATGAAAGATTTAAGACTGCAAGTTAACCAAGCTAATAACATTGCATTAGAAGCAAAAACAGAAGTTAAAACAATAAAAGAAGTTGTTTCATTAAATGCTACAGACTGGAGAAAGGATACACAACAACTAATTGCAAGAATAGCAAAACAGCAAGGTGGTTTTGAACATATAAACATGCTTAGAAGAGAAAGTTACGAATTATTAAACAATAGGTTTGGAGTTGACTTAAATAGAAGATTAATCAATAAAAGAAGAAAGATGGCAGAAGAAGGTGTATCTGAATCTAAAAGAGAGAAAGTTAACAATTTAGATGTAATACAAGATGATAAAAAGTTAATAGAGGGGTATGTGGCTATTGTAAAAGATATGGCTTTAAAATATGGAATATCAAGTGATTTAAGTAAGAATTAAGTTAAAACATAACAGTACCTTGAAAACTAAATATAAAATTTTAAAAGGAGCAAGTATATGAGAAATAAAGAAAAAGAGGCTATTACAAATAGTAATAGTGCTAAGAAGGTGATTGAATTGAAACACGAGCAAACAACGCTTCGTATACCAGAGGACTTGTACAAAGCGTTGATAGATTTAAGTAGGGAAATCGGAATGCCTATTGCATCTATTGTAATAATTGCGTGTTGGTTGTATATATCAAAGATAAATTAACCAATGAGATATGCAAAATGAATGCACAGCATTATTTATTAGAGAATTGACTGATAAATTATTTTCCTTAGCTGTTTTCTCTAGCAACTCTTTTAGAACACTAGGAATCCTAAGAGTAGAACGAACGCTATCATCACTTTTATACGAGACTGATTTAAGTTCATTAACTTTTGAATTTCTAATAATGTCATTAATAGCGTATAGAATAAGTGAAGATTTAAGAATACCTGTTTGACAAGAAATTTTTTCTAAATTTTCATTTAATGGTGTATATATTCTTACAGTGATAGTAGTCATTTTGACACCTCCTTAATGACATTATACAAAAAATATTTCAAAAAGTCTTGACAGTAAATCAGTGTCACAATATAATGAGTATAGACAGTAAATCAGTGTCATAATGAAGGGAGGAATAAGAATGGAAAAAATAAGAATGACTGTAAGGCTCGTCCCAAAATTAAATCAATATGTACAGAATATAGCCAAAGAATGTGGAAAAAGTAAAAATTCTATTATTGTGGATGCATGTTGGGAGTTTATTGAGAAAATAAAAAAAGAAAATAAATTCAATGTAGAAAGCGAGGAATAAATATGAATAATCTACAGATATTTGAAAAATTGGAATTTGGTCAAATAAGAATGGTTGAAGTTGATGGTAAACCGTATTTTGTAGCAACAGATATAGCAAAAGCTCTTGGTTACTCTAATACTAGGGATGCAGTTAAGAAACATTGTAAGTGGGTAGCGAAACACGACATACCCCATCCACAAAGTAATTCTAAGGTTTTAAAGGTAAATGTTATACCAGAAGGCGATATGTATAGACTTATCTCTAATAGTGAATTACCAAATGCAGAAAAGTTTGAGAGTTGGGTATTTGATGAAGTGCTTCCAACTATTCGACAAACTGGTCAATATCAAGCACAACAAAATGTAATAACAGAACTTACAGGAACTATAGGAGATTTAAAAGGAACAATAAAAGAATATAAAAAGTTGTGTAAGATAACATGCTCTAAGAAACAACAGTATTCTAAATACATAAAGAATAGACTGGATATAGACAAAGCTAATAAAGAATACAACCAAGTGAAAGCAAGGCTATTCCTAATTCTTGGAGTGGAGAAGTGGGAAGATATAGATTTTGATACATCTAATAATTTAATACAGATTATAGATGATTGCATAAGAGTTATAAAGTCAGAGAGACCATACAAGCAGTTGAGTTATTTTGAAAATTAAATACAGAATATTTTGAAATATATTGTTTTAATTAATTATTAACTAGGAGGTTAAATACATGAAAAATAATACAAGCGATTCAAGAGTAAAATACTTTTGCAAATGTCCATACTGCGGGTTTGATAACGAGGTAGAAGTTAAAAAAGGATTGAAGCCTAAAATATGTTGCATATGTACAAAAGAAGTTGAGTATGAAAAACTGGAGCAACAAAGTACTCCAGCAAAATAAAAATTAATAAACATGAATATTTTTACAAGAATCTAATTCTTTTTCTAACTTATTAACAGCATGGTTATATTGCAGCGCCTGTTCTGCTATAAAGTTAGAATTTGATATGTGTTCTTTACACATAGGGCATGGTAGCCCATTATCACAAACTTCCCTAAATTTAGATTCTGTTATGATAACTTTTGTATCACAATCTAAACAAGTAGCTTCAATTTTAGTTATTTTATCAATAGTCATAAGTCACCACCTAACAATATATTTATAGGATTTATCCTACAAATATAGTATATCAAAGGAGGAAAATAATGGCAATTAATGACAACGTAAACAAAATTTTAAAAGATAGAGATTTAAAAGCATGGAAATTAGCAAAAGAAATAGGAGTAGATTCAGGAAATTTATATGCAATTTTAAGAGGAGAAAATAAAAATCCAACTATAGATACATTAATAAAAATAGCTGACTATTTAGACGTTACATTAGATAAACTAGTTGGAAGATAGAAAGGGTGAGATAAAAGTGAGTGTAGCATTACAATTCATAGATACAAAAGACTTAGTACAAGAGCTAATGCGAAGAGACGATACAACAGACATCATCAAGATGTTTTTAGATAGACAAGGAATTAAGCAAATGAAGTTAGTTACAGTAAAGGAGTTTAGTGAGTATTTAAAAGTATCTGATTCAACTGCAAGAAACATGATAAGAGAAGCAATGGCACAAAACCATTATACTGTAATTCCTATAGGTAATTCCTATAGGATAGATTTAATCTCTTTTGAGGAATATGTAATGAAAAATGCAATGAAAGATAGAGATGTAATAAAAAAAAGAAAGGGGGTGATTTAGTTGAATGTAAGAGTACTAATAGCTTATGTACAATTCTGTAAGCAATATAATAAGAAAGCGAGTTTTGAAGGTCTTAAAAAATACAATAAGGGGATAGTGATATGAAAATACTTAAAGTAAAATTTCCTACAAAAATTCTTAAAGCAGGTAAAGCAATCAGAGTAACATGTGCAAGATTTGGTTTTGAAAGCGATTGTATAATAACTCAATCACAAGAATTTGAATTAACAGTAGTTTATTTTGATAAAGAATTAGATGATTTAGTACAATCGTCTATAACTATAGATGATGCAATAGGCTATGATTATTGCATTGAAACGTTAAATTAAGGGGGATTAATTATGAAAAGTTTAATTATAGTGAGAAATGCAGTAGAGCAACAACTAAATAGAGCTAATTTAGAAATAAATAAAAACGAGCAACTTTATACAAAACTTAGAAAAAAAGAAGAAAGAAATATATCAGAAGAAATTGAATTGAGTAATGCTTTAAGAGAAAAAAGTGTAAACGAAAGATTAAAAATATTTGCTGAGTCATTACTAGAAATTATAGATACACAAATTGAAATAAAAGAATATGAAGAAAGTGAGGATTACAAGATATTTCAATTAATTTTAGAAGAACTTGGAAGAGATAGACCTATAGATGTTCAGATATAAGAAAAGAGCCACTGCAATGGCTCTAATCAAAAATATATCAAAAATTTAATTAGCTATATTATAGCATAAACGGAGGGAAATTATGAGTACTTTATACGAATTAACTACAGATTTATTAGAAATAGAAGAAGGTTTAACAGAAATAACAGGAAATGAAGCTGAAAAACTAGAGGAAATAAAAGAAATAATAAAACAAGAGATACAAAATAAAAACACTAGGATAGTTTCAGTAATATTAAACATTGACAGTGATATAAACTCTATAGATTCAGAGATTAAAAGATTGCAAGAGTTAAAAAGGGTCAAAAAGAATACTCTTGATAGATTAAAAAGCAATATAAAAGACTGTATGGAATTACTTGGTACTAAAAAAGTAGAAACATTTTTAGGAAATATAAGTATAAGAAAGTCAGCAGGTAGCTTAGTCATAGAAGATGAAGAAAAGATACCTGCTATATATAAAACAGTAGAGCAAGTTATAAAAGTAGATAAGAATGCTATAAAAGACTTTATTAAAAAAGGTCATGAAATTGAAGGTTGCAGGATTGAATATGGAACTACACTAACAATTCCAAAAGCTAAAAAAGAGTAGGTGTCAAATATGGAATCTAATAATATTTACATTAAATTAATGGATGTAAGAGTTAAATTTAGTAAGTTGAATCTAAAGAAAAGTGGAGAAAATAAGTTCGCTAACTTCAAGTATTTTGAGTTAGCAGACTTTCTACCACAAGCAACTGGATTACTTGAAGAAGCTAAGCTATGCCCTATAGTGACCTTTACAAATGAATATGCAACTCTAACATTAATTAATGGAGAAAACCCATCAGAACAGATTGTATTTACTTCTCCCATGAGAGATTTACAACTTAAAGGTTCTAATGAATTACAGGCACTAGGAGGTATAGAAACCTATCAAACTAGATATTTATATATTCAGTTACTTAATATAACTGAAAGTGACACTTTTGACGCAACTAGTGGCAAAAATGAAGCTAAAAGTAATTCTAACAATAGAATTTTAACAGATAAACAATTAAGTAGGTTATATGCAATAGCAAGTAATGCAAATGTTGATAAAGAAAGTTTGAAAGAAAAAGTATTTAAAAGATTTGGAAAAGAGATAAAAGATTTAACAAAACAAGAGTATGACACTATTTGTAATGCTTATGAAAATAAGCAATAAGGGCAGGTGATATTGTGGGGATTATAAGAGTAAGCAAAGACAAAGATAATCCATATGTGGTTTTAAATAAAACTTGTTTGGAAGATGTAAAATTAAGCTGGCAAGCAAAAGGTTTACATTCATATCTGATTAGTAAGCCCGACCACTGGAAAATCTATGTTAATGATTTATATAAAAGAAGTAAAAATGGGAGGGATGCTACAGCAAATATTTTAAGGGAGCTCATAGAAAATGGATATATAACAAGAACACCTTGTCGAGATTCTAATACTAATAAGATGCTTGGAGGATATGATTATCAAGTATATGAGATACCACTTGAAAATCCTCAGAAGCTAAAATCCCGAAAAACTGATTTCCCGGAAACCGGATTTCCCGGAAACCGGGTTTCTCGGAAACCGGAAAACACGGAAGTAGTAAGTAATGACTTTAAAGTAAATAATGATATTACTACTATTGTTATTAATGAACAACCTCAACAAGATGAAACCACCTATATAAAAAAATACTTTGAAAAATATATAGGTGTGATTACTCCTAATAACTTTATAGAGTTAATGAGTTACTTAGATGATGGAATGGAAGCTGATGTAATTATAAGAGCTATTGATGAAGCAATATCAAATGGAGTTAAGAATTATAAGTATGTAAAGACAATATTAAACAATTGGATAGAAGCAGGTGTAAAAACTAATTTAGAACTTACAGAGTATCAAAATGAGTTTGAGAGGAAGAAAAAGAATAAACAGGAGAAGAAGCAGTCTAATCATAAAAATGTGAATACTCCTAATGTGAGTAAAAATAAGTTTCATAACTTCAATGAAACCTTTACTCAATATTCACCTGACGAACTAGATGACATAATTAAGAAAAGTCAAAAGGTTAAATTTAAATAAAATTATACTTCTAGGAAGTAAATATCAATATATTACTTCCTAGAAAGGGGAGGTATAAAATGGCGAGAATATATGCACAAAGAAGTGGTTCTTTAAACGAACAAGATAGATTGGAATTATTAAGATTACTTGGGAAAGCTGGATATACAGTAAAGATTGCTAGAGAGAAGCAAAATAGCAAGACAACTTATACTTACTTTGTTGAGTATACAGAAGAGCAGGAAGAAAAATAGAAGGGGGGCTAGTTAAATGAATACAATAACTTTAGTTGGAAGATTAGTTGCAGATGCAGAATTGAAGTACCTTCCAAATTCGGGTACTCCAAAAATAACCTTTTCAATGGCAGTAGATAGAAGGTTTAAAGATAAAAATGGAAATAAAATAACTGATTTTATTCAATGTGAGCAATTAGGAAAACATGTAGAGAATTTAGTGCAATATCTTGTTAAAGGTAAGCCTATATATGCTGTTGGAGAGTTAAATATATATAATTACAAAGATGAAAATGGTTGCTGGAAATCTATTACTAAGGTTAATGTAAATGCTTTAGAACTACTTTCTAGTAAAAATGATAATAATGCTAAACAAGAATATGTACCACCAGGATTAGACCCACAAGGTTTTCAAGCAATAGATGATGACGATATACCTTTTTAATTAAGTTAAATAGTCTAGGGAGTAATTATACAATATTACTTCCTAAAAGTTAAAAATGGAGGGATAAAAATGAGTAGAACAGCTATATGTAGTGTTTGTGGGGAGTTTTTAGTTGACAGTTATGGTGATAAATTTACAAATGCTAAAGTTATAGATTTGTATGGTAGAGAATTTGTAATTGTTATATGCAAGGGTTGCTTAGAAGAACTATTAAGAAAATGTGAGGGGGATATATTGAAAGGATATGATAATTTCCATGACACAAGCCAATATGGAGTTGTAAAAAGGGATATTGGTAGTATTAAGTTATATTTGGAATGGCATTATTTAAAGAAACTTGAAGGAGAATGGATAGAGCTTATAAATAAAACAGAAATATATCATAGCAGAGATTACAAAATAGTTGGTAATGAATATGAGAACTTAGAGGAAGTCAGAACAGAGTTCTTAGAACGTAAGGAGAGTCTTGAGAATGAATATCTTAGCTAGTGCGATATTAGTAATAGGAAGTTTTATAGCTGGTAGAGTTTATGAGTATAGATTGAATCTAAAAGAGTGTGAAAATTGCGACAATAAAAGAGGTGTATAAGAATGGATGATAGATTAGAAATGATAAATGCTTCTGTAAATTATATACAGATGATATGTGAAAGTTCAAATATAGCTATTATAGCAGAGCGAGGAAGAGTTAGAATATTAGATTTAGAAACTAAAGAAAAATATGATTTATTAAAAAATAAACTCGAGGAAATGTTAGAAGAAATATAAGTGAAAATATCTAATTAAGACAGTTTAGAGAGTTACAAAATATCTTTTAGTATAAATTATTGTTGAAGTGTTTTGTGACTCTCAAAAATGAAAATAGAGAGGGGAATAATATAATGGATTTAAATAAAATTATGAATGATGCACTAGTAGAGTTAGAGGAAAATGGCTTTGTAGAGGAAGTAGTTAAAAAACAATTGGCAGAAACAATAAAAAGAGTTGTGAATGAGGTTTTTGGAAATTGGGGTGATTTTAGTAAAAAAATTGAAAAACATCTAAGTGAAAATATAAATATAAATTTAGATAAATTGGATATACAAAAATATAATGTGCTCGTAGCAACTACAGTAAAAGAAAAGATTGATATGACAATGAAGGTAGAAGCTATTGAACACTTAAAAAGAAATTTAGATAACATGCTTGTAGGTGCTGAAAAAGAATATAAAATGAGCGAATTGTTGGAAATATTAAAAATGGATAAATATGATATTGATGAATATGAAGGCTATGAAGATTGCATAACATTTATTCTTGATGAAAATAAATATGGTTCGGGATGGATTGAAATTGATAAAGAACCAAATAAAAGTAAATACAGATGTGAACACTCTATATTGTTGAGAAAAGATGGAACTATTGCATCATATAGATACGAGAATAGAGAAATATCATCTAAAGATATAATGAGTGGATTTGATAATTTTGGAGATTTGCTATTTAAAATATTTGCTCATGGGTCAAAAATAATTTTGGATTTAGGAAATGATATAGAAGATTATGATTTAACAAATGGAGAAGATTATTAAAATAGGGGATGGAACAAATGTCAAAGTATGTATTGAGATGGCAAAAAGGATTATTACTAGATGAACGCAAGATAAATTATTCATGTGGAAGTAAAGAAATATTAAAAAAGAAAGCTGAATTATTAGCTAAAGATGACAAGATACTGCTTGTAACAATAGATAAAGTTGAAGAAGTTATAAAAGATACTAGAAGCCAAAAAATGGCTGAATATTTTGAGGATGAAGGGGTGGAAGTATGATAATACACAAATTTATAATACATGTTTTAGATAAGAATAGCGATACACCAATACTAAATGATTTTGAGGGTAGAGTCAGTCAAGATATTGAAGCTTTCTTTCAGAAAAAAATAAGCAAAGTATCAAGAGATAATGACATCAGAACAGCAGTATTTAATGACTATAGTAACAATCTAATTAAGAAGTGTTGTGAACAAATTATTTATGATGAAAGTTCATTTTTAAATAACTCTAAAGAGATTGCAGCTTATTTATTTGATGTTATGAAATTGAATGCTACATTAGAATCTTGCGACTTAGCAATTTGCTTATACTCTCAAAAAGATGAAAAGAAAGTTGCTATATTAAAACTTGATTACAACAAGTCATATACTCATTCAATCGAGTTTAAAGATGATAAATTTAATATACAGATGTCAGCTAATGAAGTTAATATACAAGAAACTAAAACGGTCAAAGTTGCTGCTTTGGTTGGATTAAGTGGAATGAATGATGAATACCATCTTAGGGTTTTAGACAAGGATGCAGAAAAGGAAGAAGCTAATTCTAAGTTTGTTACAGAGTTTTTAAATGCTACTAAAGTGAAAGATGACAAGTACAAGACTAAGAAGTTCAAAAATACAGCTGAGAATTGGATAACTAATGCTCTTAGTAATGATATAAAACAAGCAGAGGATGTAAGAAGTATATTAAATTATACTTTGATAGAAAAGCATGAAATTGATATAAATGATTTTGTTGATAAAACAATTAAAGATGATAAGTTAAAAGATAGTTTTAAAGAACATATGGAAGAAAAAGGTCTTGATGAAGGATTTAGTATAGATAAAAAATGGGTTGAGAAAAAGCTTAAAAAGAGAAATATAAAAACTGACAATGGCTTTGATATAAAAGGTAATCTGACTGATTTTGAGGACCCAATGAAATATACAGTAAGACAAAATCAAAATGGGTCTATAGATATAATTATTAAGAATGTAACCTTTTATGAGGAAAAGTAGGTACTCATGTGACTGTTGGCTAGAGAAGGAGAAGTAAATAATAAGAGGATGTAAATTTAAACTAGTTAGGAGGAATAACTTATGAAGATTTTTTTATTGACTATACTGCTAATAATTATTTGTATATTAGCAAATTATGTGAAAAATCGCATATATAAAAAATCTATAAATAATCTAAAATATAAATATTCTGTAGGGGAAAAGATTATATATCATCAAATAAACTGTTACTATAACAGAATGGTTGGTTGTGAAATTTTAGAAAAATGTTATAGTACGAAATTTAGAAAAAGAAATACCCCGCTTTATAAAGTAAAAGCATATGTAGGTGATAACAATACAACGTGGGTTATACCAGAGTGGAGAATTGAATGTCTTGCTACGACTTATGGAGAATTTCCTAAATATTAAATAATAAAAATTGGTTGGAGTATAAATAGTCAAGGTAAGTTTGTGAATGAAACTAGAAGGCTATAGACTTACTTTGACTTATAAAAGAGGTGAGATTATGATTACTACTCAAATGTATAAGATAAATAATGAGATATTTCTAAATGATTTATGTTTAGAAGAAAATAAGGAAATGACCATATGGGTAGAAAAGAATAAAGATACACATGAATTTATATGGTTAAAAATAGCAAATGTAAATGGCAAGTTAGCTATATTTATACAAGATATTGAAGATGCAGTAATAAAAGAATGGCAAGGTCAAATAGCATATAAAAAAGTTATATATCAAATAGAAGATGAACAAATTGAAATAGACTAAATAGGTGAGTTAAAAGGAAGTGATTCTTTGAAAAGGATAAGATGCAGTTGGTGTGGGAAATTATTTTATATTGATGAAAAATCTAAGGGTGTTTATTGTTGTAAGGAATGTAGGAAAAAGGCTAAGAAGGCGAAGAACTTTAATGAATAAGGAATACCATTTAAAATAAAATAATTAGAAGGTAAAAAAATATATTTAGCCAATTATATTTTTTACCTTCTAAAAATAAAAAACTTAACTATTAAGATATTTGTGAGGTTTGTGTATCCAAAATAATAATATTGTTGCAAATAGAGGGCTAAACCAAAATGCTAGTAAAGTGTAAAGACTAGTATTTAAGGCATTTTTAGTCGCAACTCTATTACAAGCGATTAGTAGTATTATGGACAAAATATGAGCAATAATTTCTAATATATTTGAATTAAAGTCTTGAAAAAAGACTAAAAAAGAAAAAATATAAGAGATGCTCATACATATAAAAAAACAATAATTCAGTATTTTAAATTTTAATAGTTGTTTTTTATTATCGTTGATTGCCATAAGTATTCCTAAAATTATAGACAGAATGATAAATGTATTTGATGCTTGTAAATAAGAAAGGATAGTCATAAAATTATTCTCCTAATATTAACTATAAATTGTAAAAAAATAATATAAACAACTAATAACTGAATAACCAATAAAAAATGTAAATAAATAAAAAAGAAACTTTTTAAATCCATTTAATTTAAATCTTTTTTCTAACTTTTGACAAATGAAATTTATCGGAATAAAAACAAAAATCGCAATTAAAAAAGTTATTAAATACTTTGACACAGGGTAATAGTCCATGAATAATCACCTCATAAATTAGTATAACCATAGAGTAATATGAGCTGTTAATAATAGCAACCAATTTTGTAGAACTGTAAATAAATTGAAATAAATTATTCAAAAGAAAAAGGAGTGCTTTCACACTCCACTTGTCAAAAATATAAAACTTTTATATACAAATATTATTATAACATAAAAAATTGATGGGAGTGTGGAAGTATGAATAAAAAGACACTATTTCAAGAGGTTGAAGGTAGATTATATAATTATAAAAAACTAGAAAGTCAAATAAGAATAAAAGATATATATATTAAAAAATTAGAAAATGAATTTTGCGGATGTAAGGCTCAAAGTTATGAAGAAAAAACTGGAGAAACTTATAATATAAGTTCAATTGTTGAAAATGAAGTTATTAAGAGAGAAGAAGATTTAAATAGATTAAAAGAAGATAAGAAAACATTAGAAATTGAAAAAGAAACTATAGAATGTGCATTAACAAGTCTAAATAGCTTTGAAACAGAGTTTTTCAATGAAATGTATATGAACAATGAGAAAATCAACATGAATTATATGTCTAATGCTATGCACATAGATAGAAGTCATTGCTTTAGAATAAGAAAAAGGATAGTTTGTAAAATTATGGATATGTTATATCCAAAAATAAAAGAGTTTGAATTACCTATTTTTTCATGGAAAGCTTAAAAATGAGACTATTTTGAGACTTTTTGGAGACTATCTTGAGACTTTTTATTGGCAAAGACATGAGATAATAATATTGTGGAAATAAAGATTTCCCTCTCAAAATTAAATAATTGGCTAGAGTTAAGGGGTTATTTTTGCTCTAGCCAAAGTGAATAATTTTTATAATTAAGGATATTATATAAGCAATTAAAAAATTTTAAATGACGCTTTAAATATAAAAAATACACATATTTGACTTTTAATATTGACACTTTAGCACAAAAAGCCTACAATAAATATATAAAAATATGCAGGAGGTGTATGCCTGAGTGTCAAATAAAATAAAATTAGAAGTTCCTAATGAAATAAGTTACGTCATTGTTCAATGCTTTAGTAAGGCAAGAGAAGAAATTAGAGAATATACAGGAAAACAAAACTTTATAACTAAAAATGGAATACCTTTTCAGTTCTGGGATTTGTTAAATAATGCAATTGATACCGCATTTAATAGTTCTAATTTTAAAGCGTATAAATCTAAACGTGGACGTTGGAGAATGATTTTTATATATGATAAAAATAGCAAGTATCTTTATGTATTAATGAGAGAGCAAAGATATAAAGAACTTCATAACAATATCAATAAAAGAGAAAAAATGCATTATGTAGATATTTTAACTAAAGCATTTAATAGAGATTTAAAAGCTCCTATTGAACAACTATCATTTTTTTCAATAGAATTTGATAATGAAGACAAAGTTGAAATATATTTACAGAAATTAATTGATAGTATAAATAAAGATGGTGCTATCATTGAACACCATGTATTATTATTATTTAATCAAACAGCTGAATATGAACTGACATCTATTCGTGCTGTGATGGTTGACACAAATTTAAATATTGTATCAGAACAAAATTTGAGTTCTTATATATCTATAGAAGAAAGTACAGTTGTAGAAAAAGTTGATAAGACTAATCCTGCTGCAAATAATCCTACTCTTGGATTGAAATTAACTGCAAAAGCAGATGCAAGAAAGAAAACACATCCTTTAAAAAAGGCGAAAAAGGAGGAAGATGCCAAGTAGTCACTTTTTAGTGAATAGATGGAGGAAATAATTATGGAAATTAATTTTAATGGAGAGCGTTTAAAGAAAGCTCGTATATATAGAGGAATGACAGTAGCTGAATTAGCTGAGAGAATTGACTGTCAAAGACAGACTGTTTCGATGTATGAGAATAATAAATCGAAACCAAATGATAATAATGTAGTGAAACGAATAGCAAGAGTGTTAGGTTTTCCAGTTAAGTTCTTTTTAGAAACAGGAACTAATATTGCAGTAGGTTCAACATATTTCAGGGCATTATTGACTACAAATAAAAAATATAGAGCGGAGCAAATTCAAAAAATGGAATTTCTAGCTGAAATATATTTCTTCTTACAAGATTATATTGAATTCCCAACATTAGATTTACCAGATTGTTCTGGAAAAACACCAGAAGAAGCTGCTTTACTTTTAAGAGAAGCTTGGGGATTAGGATTAAAACCTATTGATAATATCATATATGAAGTAGAACAACATGGAATACTTGTAACAAGCTTTTCGACTTCTACAGATGATATAGATGCATTTAGTCAGATGATAGATATTTCAGGAGAAACTGTCTATCTTATTGGATATTCTAGTAATAAGACTTCTGCTTCTAGAATTCATTTTGATATAGCTCATGAATTAGGGCATATATGCTTACATGAATGGAGTGAGGATGTAGAAGCTTTAGAAAAGCAAGAGTTTAAAGATAGAGAATCAGAAGCTAATCGCTTCGCGTCTACATTCTTATTGCCAGAAGAAACATTTAAACTTGATGCCAAGAGAACCCCTTTACGTATTCCAAGTTATACAGAATTAAAGCGTAAATGGAAAGTTTCTATTCAAGCAATGATTCGTCGTTCATATTCTTTGGGAATCATCAGTATGGATGAATATCAGTCTATGATTCGTACTTTACAACGTAGGGGACTAAGAAAATCAGAACCATTAGATGATGAATTATTAACTTCTCTACCAGCATTGTTAAAAACAGCAGTTTTGATGTTATTAAATGAGAAGGTATTTACTCCAAAAGAGTTTATGGATGAACTTTCATTTTCCTATAACTTTAGTCTAGAGCCAGAAGAAGTAGAATATCTATTAAGTTTACCTAAAAATACTCTAACTTCTGCTAAAGTTATACCATTTCCTGATTTACAACTTAAAAAAGATATTTAACTTATATTTTAAATAGAGCGAGGACTTATGACCTCGCTTAAATTATATAGAATAGGGGGAAATATGAAATGGGAATATTAGAAGGTGCAACTAAAATAAGAGGGATAGCCAAAAGGATTGCTATAGAAAAAGGAATAACAGAGCAAGAGGCATGAAATGATGCTATTAAAGAGTACAAGGAAAAATATGAATTTAATTAAGACCAGTGTATGGTCTTTTTTTATTACTATGAACAGACTAGGCAGGGCGTGAGGACGCTGTTAGTTCAATTCTAACTATGTTCAATCTTTAGTTTTTCTATTTCAATTAATCTATGGATACACTAAAAATAGTATATGAATTGAGATTAAAATCTCATACAGTTTTGTATCTTAATTCAAAGTCTAAACCGAGTGGGGCTTGGTAACCTCACTCACCATGCAGGTACTGGTGTTTAATCTAAGTTCGATTCTTAGAACTTGCGACATAATATATGTATCTCCCTATTTAAAAAGGCTAAGTGAGGGTAAGCTTAGTCTTTTATTTTTTTACAGGAGTATGATAAATGAGTAATTTAAGAGAAAAGATAATAAAAGAACTAAATGAATTTAATATAAAAGCAGATAATGATTTTTTAGAATATGCAGTTGAACACATTAAAAAGTTTATGAATGAAGGTATAGCTGATGAAGAGTTATTAATAAGAGGAGTTGTGCTTGGAGCAAGTTATGTAGTTAATATAGAAAATAAAGACTTAGATTAATTTCTAGGTCTTTTTTTTATACAATAAATTAAAAGGAGAATAAATTATGAATGATTATAAAGAAAAAACTGAACCAAAATTAAATATTTTAGTCCAGTCTAAAGTTGATATCTTATGTTCTAATAGCTCTACTATGAATGGAGTAGACACTTCAATTGATATAAAACTTTCTTTAGATAATAGAGTTATTGGCAATTTAACTAATGAAGACATAAAAAAAGAAATATCAACATCTTTTAATAAGTGTTTAAAAGAAATTGATAAAAAAATTTGTAGCAAAGAAGTAATTAATAAGCTGATTTGATTTCCTCAATTGAAGAAATTAGTTGTTCTTGAACTTTTTCTATAATTAATTCTTTATCTAAACTTCCAGAATAAAAAGGTTGCAATAAATCAATGTAATTTAATTAGATACATAGACTCTAACAAGAGTTCTTTTTTATTCCCAAAACGACAAACAAACGAGGTGGTGATGTGCAAGATGTCAAAGAAAAGGTAAAACAAGATTACCTAAAAGGTATGAAACAAAAGGAAATATCAGCAAAGTATGACATTAGTTTAAACACTTTAAAGTCATGGATTAAAAGATACAATTGGGTTAGTGAAAAAAAGAAGGGTGCACCTAAAAATAAAAAGGGTGCACCCTTTGGTAATAAAAATGCTACTGGTCCACCTGGTAATAAGAATGCTGAGAAGTTTGGCTTCTTCTCAAAGTACCTACCAGAAGAAACTCAAGATTTAATTAATGAGATAAAGAATAAAGATAAATTTGATATTCTTTGGGAACAGATAACAATTCAGTATGCAGCAATAATAAGAGCACAGAATATAATGTATGTTAAAGACAAGGAAGAAATGATTAAGGAGTTAAAGAAACATGAAAGCACAGAAAATGGTGAGAAGATAGAGTATGAATTTCAATTTGCATGGGATAGGCAAGCATCTTTTCTTAATGCACAGAGTAGGGCTATGAGTGAGTTAAGGAGTTTAATTAAACAGTATGATGAAATGATTCATAAGGATTGGAATTTAGCTACAGAGGAGCAGAAAAATAGAGTTGAAAAGTTAAAATGTGAAGTTGATAACCTAAAGAAAAGTGATACTGGAGATGATTCAAAAATTTGGGTTGAAGCTATACAAAATATTGCAATGAAACGTGGTGTTAACAATGGATAAAGCTTTATTGACACTATTAGATTGTTATTGGGATAATCCTGTTTGGTTTGCAGAGGATATGTTAAATTTTAAAGCTGACAAGTGGCAATCTGATGTTCTGATGGCTTTAGCTCAAACCCCAAAAGTATCTATTAGAAGTGGTCAAGGAGTAGGTAAAACTGGATTAGAAAGCATTGCAACTGTATGGTATTTAAGCACTAGACCTTTTCCGAAAGTAGTTGCTACAGCTCCAACACGACAACAATTATATGACGTACTATGGGCTGAAATAGCTAAATGGCTAAGTAATAGCAAGGTTGAGAAGCTACTTGAGTGGACTAAAACAAAAGTGTATATGAAAGGCTTTGAAGAAAGATGGTGGGCTACAGCTAGAACAGCAGTAAAGCCCGAGAATATGCAAGGTTTTCATGAAGATTATATGTTATTTGTTGTTGATGAAGCTTCGGGAGTTGCTGACCCCATTATGGAAGCTATATTGGGAACATTATCAGGTGCAGAAAATAAGCTTCTTTTATGCGGAAACCCAACTAGAACGAGTGGAACGTTTTACGATAGCCATAATAGAGACAGAGATTTATATAAAACATTTAAAGTATCTTCTTTAGACAGCCCTAGAACATCAAAAGATAATATTGAAATGCTAAAAAGAAAGTACCATGAAGGTTCTGACCCTTGGCGTGTCAGAGTACTTGGAGAGTTTCCAAAAGGTGAAAGTGATTCTTTAATATCTTTAGAAGCTGTTGAAACAAGCACAATAAGAGAAGTGAATATATCTAATGACTATATATTAAATATAGGGGCGGATATAGCAAGATATGGTGATGATGAAACCATAATAGCTCCAAGAATAGGTGGGAAAGTATTTGATTTATTAACTTATTCAAAAAAAGATACAATGGAAACAGTAGGAAATATATTAAGAGCAGTTGATAAATTTAAAAATATGTATCATCAAATTAACAGAGTAAAAATAAAAACGGATGATGATGGCTTAGGTGCAGGTGTAACAGATAGATTAAAAGAAGTTATAAGACATGAAAGACTTAAATATGAAGTTATACCTATTCAAAATGGTTCTAGTGCTATAGAAAAAGATAAGTACTATAATAAAGCTTCTGAAATGTGGGATAACATGAGGGAGGAATTAGATGCAAATTTAAGTAGTTTTATACAAAATAAAGAAGCTATAATACAGCTTCCTAATGATGATAAACTTATTAAACAACTATCAAATAGAAAATATACAGTAGATTCAAAAGGGAAAATACAAATAGAAAGTAAAAAGGAAATGAAAAAAAGAATTGGAGAATCACCCGATAGAGCTGATGCAGTAATATATTCGTTTGCAGAAAATAACAATACTGATTTATCTTTACTGAAAGGGGGTAGTGTATGGGGATAATATCTTATGTAAAAAAGCTATTTAAAAGACCTGCAGGAGAGATTATGCGTATGTCTAGTGGAAACATTGGCGTATATAAATTAGACGATTCTAGAGTTGATTATGAGTTAGCAAGAGAACTGTATCAAAATAAAAATGCTAATTACAAGTTAGGTTCTAGTTTTGTTAGACCGATTGTCAATTCAACAACTGGTTTTATGGGTGTACCTCATTTTCAAATAGAAGATGAAGAAGCTCAATATATATTAGATGAATTTGTTTTAGATAACACATCTAAAATGTTAAAAACACATACAGATAGTTTAAAGCAAGGTGATTGTTATATTTGGATAACTAGAGAAGAAAGAGAAAATCCTTTATATCCCGATAAAAAAGTTAGATTAATATATAACTTCATATCACCCGAAGAAGTGAAAGAAATAATATTAGACCCTACAACAAAAGAGCCTATAGCTTATATATTAGAAAGTCAAAATGAATGGACTGACTTAGGAGAAAACAAGAGAAAGGCTAAGGTAAAACAAATAATAACTGCTGAAAGTAGATTTGTTGAGGTTGAAGGTGATAAGATAGAAGGTTTAGAAGAAGGGGAAACGCCTAATGTATGGGGTTTTATACCAATAATACATTTTAAAAATGAAGCTGATGAAACATTGAAATATGGGCAAAGTGATATAGAACCAATAGAACCTCTTTTAAAAGCTTATCATGATGTTATGTTACATGCGTTAAAAGGTAGCAAAATGCACTCTACTCCAAAACTAAAGTTGAAATTAACTGATGTTGCAAGTTTTTTAGCACACAATTTTGGTGTTGAAGACCCAGTTAAATTTGCCAAAGAAGGTGGAAAGATAAATCTTGATGGGCATGAAATACTATTCTTAAACAAAGATGAAGAAGCTGAGTTTGTAGAAGTAAAATCAGCCATAGGTGATGCTAAGGAGCTTTTAAAGCTTCTTTTTTATTGCATAGTAGATGTATCTGAAACACCCGAGTTTATATTTGGAGTACATACACCTAGTGCTTTAGCTTCTGTAAAAGAACAAATGCCTATTATGGTAAATAAGATAAGAAGAAAAAGAGAACAATTTACAAATAGCTGGCAATTACTTGCAAGAATGGTTTTAATAATGAGTTCTAATTCTAGTGGTATGAAATATTCATCTTATGATGTGACTATAGGTTGGGATGAAGTAAATCCACGAGATGATAAAGAATTAGCTGAAACACTAGAAAAAGTATGTAGTGCATTAGATAAAGCTTTAGAGGGTGGATTTATTAGTGAAGAATCAACAGTAAACTTTTTAGCACAGTATATAGATACAATGAGCAATTATATAAGTGATGACCCTGAAATAGTTGGAGAAAGAGAAAAGATAATAAAAACCAAGATGTTAAAATACAGATTAGATGACTCTCAAGGTTTAAATGATGAGTCAAATGAAATTGAGAAGGAAATAAATAAAATAAAGGATAATAATGGCAATGGATAAAAGTACTTCGGAATTAATAACTGTTGCAGGGGAGTACAAGAAATGGGCATTAGAAGCTAGAAAAAAATTTATAGATTTAAGGCTCAAGCAAGATGATGAAATAAGAACAATGTATATTAACATAACAAGAAATATTACAAAAGAAATAAGAAAAGGAAATCTTTCAGACTTTAACAAAGTTAGGTTAAAACAGATACTAAAACAATTAACACAAGAAATAAAAATATTAAATGAACAACTAGTATTTAATTTTGATGAATACTTAAATAAAAATGTTGAAACAGCTACTAGTTACTCTAAAAATATTTTAATTAATGCAGTTGAGACAGCTCAAATAACTAAAGTAACTAAAACTATGATACAAAAAGCTTTCTATGATATTAATATAAGAACTGTAGAAGCTTATTATACAAGGGTTAAGGATGGTTTATTTTTATCTGATAGAATTTGGTCTAAGTGTAAGAAGTACAGAGAAGATATGAAAGTTATATTACAAACAGCAGTAACAGAAGGTCAAGACTGTGTTAAAACAGCTAAGATGTTAGACAAATATGTTTTAAAAGGTAAGAAAACTTTAGTTGATGAATATCCAAATATGATAAAAAGAATAGGAAATAGAGTACCTCAAAATATAAGTTATGAAGCTTTAAGATTGGCAAGAACTGAAATGACATCAGCTTATGGTGATGGGGTTTTAGCTTCTGCAATGATTAACCCTGCAACCATAGGTATTCAGTTTATGTTGTCCATGGCACATCCTCACACAGATATATGTGACGAAATATGTGGAGAGGATAATTTTGGTTTGGGTAAAGGTGTTTATCCTATAAATGAAGCTCCTGTATATCCATTCCACCCTCATTGTTTGTGTATTATGCTTACTGTAGTTCAACCATTAGATATATTAGTTGGAAGGTTGAAAAATTGGATTAAAAATCCTATGAATGATGTACCTCTTGAAATGTGGTATCAAGAGGTGTATGGAAATTTGAATTTTTAAATTGAAAGGTGGTGATTAAATGAATGTAATAACTGGAGAAATGGACTCAATGAATGCGTTAATATCTAGTATAAAACCTTCTGATATTCCTTTAGCTAAAGATATAGACATAGAAGCTTTAAAATCTATAGATGATGACCCTCTTGAGGTAGTTGTTGAGATACCAGCTACAAAATCTAAAAGGGGATGGAATTATACTGCTAAAAGCTTGAAAGATATTGTAGATTACACTAATGAAAATACTCTTAATGGCTTTTTAGGACATCAAAAAGCTGAAAATATATCAACTGAATTTGCACTACCTGTAACGCATTGGATAGGTGCAGAAATGAAAGGGGATAAAGCTTATTTCAGAGGGCTGATTGATGCTGATGCAACAAATTTAAAAAGATGGATTAGAACTAAAAGGATAAAAGAAGTTAGTATATTTGGTTATCCAAAACTTAAAAAGAGTGCTAAAGGCGAAATGAATGTTATAGGATATGAGCCACTATCTATTGATTGGACTCCTCTACATAGACCAGGTATGCCAACAAGTATTGTAGGTATGGAAATGAGTCCTAATGGCGAACAGTTAGATGGAACTTTTGAAGCTTTAAGAATAGATTTAAGAGAAGCTTTAAAAGCTAAGTTTTCTATTAATGATAATAATTCATATCTCTATATACAAAACATAAGATATGATAACAATACTGTCATATATGAGTTGGAGCAAAATGGATTATGCAAGCTTTATAGTATACCATTTACTATAGTTGAAAATAAAATAAATCTAGGTGAAGAAATTGAAGTAATAAAGAAAATAAGCTATGAAGCTAAAGGAGAAATGAAAGGAGAGGAAAACAAATTGGAAGGAAAAGAGTTAATAAAAAATGTCAAAGGATTACTGCAAACTGGTGAAATATCATATTCAGAGGTCATACAAGGAATAGGCTTAACTAAGGAAATTGTGACAGGAGAGATGGAAGATGTAAAAAGTTCATTAAAAGCAGAAAAAGAATTAAGAGAAGTGAAAAAAGTACTTGGAATAGTAGGAGAGATGGACACAGTTGAAGTGGCAAAAAAGGCTTCAAAAGCTTTAGAAAATGAGAAAAAGGAAGCTTGGAACTGTATAGTTAATAAAGTAATTAAAGATAAAGTGTCAGGTGAAATAGCTCAAACATTAGTTAAGAAAATGTTAAATGTTGAGGAAGGCTCAAGTGAAGAAGTAATAACAGGAGAAATAGAAAATATATTAAATGATGAGTTTGTAAAAAATACAATGTCTAATATGTATAAAGATAATCCAACAACAACAGGATTATTAAACTCTAGCAATAATGGAAGTTTAACAACTAAGAAAAATAGAATATAAAGGAGTGATGTTTATATGGCATTTAAAGGTCAACCAACGCCAAGCACAATAACACAGATAACAAGAGCAAAAATAAGTGATGGGAAATCTGTAAGAGTTATTCTTTCAGAAGGTGAAAGCACTAAAACACAACAATTTTATCTTATAAATGGATTCTTTGGAGTCGCTATGCAAGACGGAGAAAAAGGCGATGAAGTTACTTTGCAAATAGAGCAAGCTGAATACGAAACGGATAATATTGTTACATCAGAAGCTTTTGAGGCAGGGAAATTGATTTATTGGGATAATACAGCTAAGAAATTTACTACTACATCTGCAAGTAATAGGCTAGTTGGTAGAGTAACAGATGGGAAAGACAGTAATAATGTAATTTGGTTTATATTATTACCTCAACAATAGAAAAGGAGTGATAAATATATGGCATTTAAAGTAATTAGTCAGGAAAATTTGCTGGAACAAAAAAGAAAAGAAACTTTACAAGAAGATATACCATTTATAGTAAATGGTGAAATGGAATATGTAACAAAGAAAATATCAAATGGAGAAATGGAAACCTTGGAGTTAAATAAGCCACTTGGTGAAATGATGACTTTTAGCTCGACTTCAAATTTAAAAGAGTTATTAAGAAAAGTTGTATTAGATGTTGAACTAGGCAGAGAGCAAGTACAACTATTATATAAACCAATCTATGACAGTATAGCAGATTCTAATTTACCACAAGTTATGGATGCTAAGTGGGCTTTACAAGGTAACTGTGTATTCCTAGAGCATATAGAAGGTGAAGAAATTAAATTCGGTACAATAAATGCAGAAAATGGTCCAGTTGCAAGGATACAAACTTATGCAACTGGTTTTGAGTATACAAAAGAAATGAAGGATTTTAACCAAACATTTAGTGTTGAAATATTAAATAAATCAATTGGTGAGAGTTACAATGCCTTGTTAAACCACATACATCTAAGCCCAATAATAAATTTTAATTATAAAGCTTCTAATAAGACAGCTTTTAAAGGTGAAACTAATGACCCAATATGGCTAGGAATTTGGAGAACATTAACACAAGCACAAAAAGATACAGTTATAGCAAAAAGACAAGGTAATATATTAATGGCTTCTAGTGCTGACCAAATTGAAATAGAAATGGCGTTAAATGGAGGACATTTATTAAACGGAAGCATGTATCCATCTATAAAAAATATATCAACAGTAATTTATTATGATGGGTGGGAGGTTACTGTTGGTAAAAAAACATATTCTTACAAAGGTGTTACACCAGGCAAAGGATATTTGATAAGACCTAAGCGAGGATTTAAAGAGTTAATAAAGAGAGATTTAACAACAGAGGTTGGAAATGCTGATTTAAGTAAGTTAGTAGAAAATCAAATTGTAGGTCATTGTTATAGAGGTGCTTTTGCAGCAGTAGAAGAAAATGTACAAGAAATAAGTTTTAGATAAAACACTCATAAGAGTGTTATTTTTATGAGGTGATAATATATGACACCAACTAGTAATTTAATAGAAAAATTAAGACTATTATTAAATGATAAAGATAAAAAATCATTTACAGATGAAGAATTAAACTTGTTTTTAGAAGAAGCAGACTGTATTTACTGTGCAGCTTCTCAAGGATGGGTATTAAAATCTTTACAATATGAAAATACAGTAGGGGAAATGTATGAGTATAAAGTGGGTCAAGAAACATATAAAAGCTCTAGTATAAAGGACCTAGTATCTGTAGCTTATCAAAATGCAGAGAAATTCAAGGATATGTGTACTAACAAAAAAGAAAAGGGAAGTTTTATGTTAGGAATTAGCACAGAATTTGAAATATGATAAATATTGATAGAAGAAGAAAAGACATAATAAGAACTATTAATATGAACCCTACCAATATTACTATAACTAATATTAAAAAAACTGAAATAGATGGAGCTTTTGAAGAAACTGAAACAGAGATAAAATGTGTTGTTAGAATATTTAATGAAAAGACAGCAGAGAAACAAATATCAAGTGAAAAGCAAGGTACTTTTAGTTCTATTAGAACATATGGAATGTTAGTAAGTGATGATGTTGTCTTAGATGTTAACAGTAGAGATTCTTTGGAGTTTGAGTGCATATATGGGAGAATGAAAATAGTTAATGTATATCCTCAAATTGTAAAAGGAGAACTTTGTGGGTATCAATGTTCACTTGAAAGGATTGATTAAAATGAGTGCTTTCACAAATGCAATAAATGATATAAATAGAAAAAAAGCAGGTATGTTTGTACTTTGTATGAGTGCAAGTGCAATGCTAGAAGGTGAAGCTAAAGCAAATGCAAGTTGGACAGACAGAACATCACATGCAAGACAAAGTTTAAATGCTAAAACTCTTGGAGGAGGAAATAATTTCATTATTAGATTATCGCATGGTGCAGAATATGGAGGAATACTTGAAGAAGGTTCAAAACCACATGTTATTACTCCAAAATCAGCTCAAGCTTTATACTGGAGAGGTGCTTCACATCCTGTAAAATCAGTTCAACATCCTGGTACAAAAGCAATGCCTATTATAAAACCAACTATTGATAAAAATATAGGCAAAATAGGTAATATGATTTTTAGATATTGGAGTGATTAAATGAGGGCAGGAATAAGAAAAGCTTTAATAGATAATATAAAAGAATTGAAAGGTTGTTATGAACCTAATGTACCAAACAAAGATACTAAAAAGCCTTATATGGTAGTTGTACAAGGGCAAGACAATGACAATGGAGAAACGATAGGTTTTGAAAGAAGTATAGAAGTATGGATTTATGAAGGTAGAACTACATTTAAGAAGTTAGATAAATTAACTAAACAAGTTATTGAAATCTTAGACATGAATACTATAGTTGATGAATCTGAAAATGAAGCTTTCACTTGCATTTATAAAGGGACAAGTGAAAATGATATTGTTGTTGAGGAATGGGATGCTATAGCAAGAGGTATAAGGTTTAGTGTAATAGCTTTAGAAGATAAAGAAGATGCAACTAGCGATAGATGGGTAGAAGCTTTATCAAAGTACACAAAAGATTTATTAGAAATTGAGAGTTATAAAGATAATTGGAAGAAAAACTTTATAGCTCCATGCGCATTATGGCGAACTACAAATGTTGAAAACAAAAGAATAAATTATCATTTGATTGAGATTACCAAAACTATGAAATGTCATGTTGTAAGTAAAAATAAGGATGAAATAGTTAAGTTTCTTGAAGCATTAGAAACAAGTTTAATAATAGATAAAAGAGTAAGACTTAGAGAGGATAAGAATATGTATTTAACTCTTGTTAGCGTAGTTGAGGATAGGGAATCAGACATGTTTACAACAGGACAATTAACAGTTGTGTTCAAAATGATAGGTAAGATAAAAAGAGAAGGTCCTATTATGGATAAAATTTATAGTAATGGAAATTTAAAATAGGAGGTGTAAGGGTTGGCTGAAACAATTAATAAAAAGACTAATGTAAGTAAGCAGGAAGAAAAATATTTGAAAAATGATTTCTTAAAAAATAGTGAAGCACTTGGCTACGAAAAAATGGTAGTTGCAGGTGCTTTATTTAATTGTAAGAAAGAAGAACTTACAAAATCAGAGTTTGAGAAATTAATAAAAGATTTTTTAGAAAGAGAGGTGAAGTAAAATGGCAACTGGTACATGGAATGAAAAAGAAAAAAAGGAGATACCGGGCTTTTATAACAGATTCAAAACACAAGCAGAAAAGTCTGCAAACACAGGATTAAAGGGTAGATTAGCAATACCAGTTAAGGCTAATTGGGGAGAAGTTGGCAAGGTTGTAACAATAAAAAATGACTTGAGACAGCTTAAAACTTTGTTTGGTGATGATATGAACTATTCAGCGTATAAGTTAGGTAAATTAGCTTTATTAGGAAATGTAAAAGAGCTGTTATTATATAGGCTTGTAGATGGAAAACAAAAGAAGGGTACATTAACACTAAAAGATACTACAGAAAATAGTGCAAAAGATGTAATTAAGTTAGAAACTAAGTATCCAACAGCTAGAAACTTTAATGTAACAATAAAATCCAATTTAGTAGATTCAGATAAAAAGGACTTTATATTCTTTGAAAATACTAAACAGTTATTTAGTTCAAGTATTAAAGGCACTATAGATGAAATAGTACTAGAAATAAACTCAAATTTAGATAATGAGTATGTAATTGCAACTAAAGTAGCTGATAGCGATACAATTCTAGCAAATGTAGTAAATCAAGCTTTAGAGGGTGGGAATGATGGTTGCACATCTATTACTAATGAGTCTTATCTAAAAGCACTAGAAGAATTTGAAAGATATAGTTTTGACTCTTTTGTACTTGATGGTGTGGCTGATGAAGCATTGCAGGAAACTACAAAAGCTTGGGTAGCTAAAAATAAAGAATTAGGAAAAGATATACTACTTTTTCTAGGTGGAAAAACAGAGGATAATATAAAACAGATAAATGATAAATCAAAAAGTTTCAATGATGAAAATATAGTTAACGTTGGAAGCTCAGCTTATTATGAAAATATAAAATATACACCTAGTGAAGTAGCTGTTTACATTGCTGCTCTTTCTGTAAGTAAAGGTATAACGGGTAGTATATGTAATGCAAAAACTATATTTGAAGAAGTAGAACCACGATTAAGTCAATCAGAAGTTAAAGAGTGTTTGAAAAGTGGTACATTGGTCTTAGATTTTGATGATGGAGATGTGATTATAGTTGATGATGTGAACACATTTAAAAAATATGTAGATGATAAAAACGAAGCAATGGGATATATCTCTAATATCATGTTTATTAATACTATAAATAAAGATACTTCATTAAAAAGAAAAGAGTTTGTAGGTAAGATATTTAATGATGCAACAGGTCAAACAACTGTTATATGTGCATTGAAGAAATATTTTGAAGAATTGATGAGTCAAGGTATTATATCAGAATTTAATGTTGATATAGATACAGAGCTTCAAGCAACTGCCAAAGCAGATGAATTTTACTGGAAGTGGGATGCTGTTAAGGTTGATGTCATGAAAAAAATATATGGTACTGGATACTTAGGATAAAGGAGGTTATAGATTATGTATAATGATGATTATATAGAAGAAGCCAGTTTTCTGAATGGTTCTGATGTAGTTATACTTATTGATGGTGTAGAAGAGCTATACATGGAAGAAATAAAAGCTGATTTTGAGCAAGATGAGCAAAGTATTAAACTGTTAGGGTGTCAAAATGAAATATCAAGGGTTGGTACTACTAAAGGTTCATTCTCCTTGAATGGATATAAGACAGATTCAAAATTTGCAAAATTAGGATTTAGGTCTTTTGAAATAATATATAATTTATCTAATTCTGAAACATTAGGATATGAAAGTATTAGATTAAAGAATTGTAGATTAAAAAAATTGCCTCTTATAAATTCTAAAGCTGGTGAAATTGTAAAAATAGAAGTAGAGGGAAGTTTTAGAGGATATGATTTGTTAAATGAACTTTAAAACAAAATAATGTTGTACTTTAAAGCTATGAACAATTAATTTTGTTTGTAGCTTTTTAAAATTAAAAATATTGGAGGAATAGTATGTCAGAGATATATAAAAGAGAGTTAGAAAATGAAGTAGTAGAAGATAATGATTTAGATGAAGAAATAGAAGAAACAAATGAAGATAGATTGAAGATGAAAGAGGATGAAATAATAGCAAAGCTATTGGAGGATTCACCAGTTCCTCAGAGAACTGTGTTTTTAGATAGATTAGGAATACCAATTACTTTGAAAGCATTAACAGAAAAAGAGATTAGTAAAATAAGAAAAGAATGCACTAAAATTGTAAAGGTCCAAGGGCGAAGAGAAGAAAAATTAAATGATGATGAGTTTACTCTAGCATTAATAGAAAAAGGAACTGTAAAACCTAATTTTTCTAATCAAAAATTACTTAATGCTATGAAAGTAACAAATGCTAGAGAATTTATAAAGAGAAAATTCTTAGCTGGAGAATTAAGTAAAATAAGTGACCAAATATTAGAATTATCCGGTTTTTATGATGAAATAAGTGATGATGATATAAAAAACTAATAAAAATGGGGGGACGACTGACTGTTTTAAATAACATCTTTGTCAAGCATCATGTTCCCCCAGATGTTTATGTTAAGAAAAATTTAATGTCTCAACGCTTAATGAAAGTATTTACTCAAAATGAAATAGAGCAAGAGAATAAAGCTATGAAAAAATAAATATCTACAGAAAGGTAGGTGAGGGAAATAGCTAAAAAGGAAATGTATCATATTGATGTTGTCATAAGTGCAAAAGGCGACGGAGAAACAAAAAGCAAACTAAGTGCTATGGAAAAATACATGAAGCAGACAGAAAAAAGGATGCAAACACTTAATAGGATAAAGGTTAATCCTGCTATAAAAGCTACTGATAAAGCTTCAAGTGTTGTAAATAGAGTTAATAACAATATGAATAAAGCAAAAAAAACTGTTACAGCTAGAATAAAAGCTACAGATAACGCGAGTCCAGTAGCCAATAGAGCTAGCAATAATGTTAATAAAGCTAAAAAGACAGTAACAGCAAGGTTGAAAGCTACAGATAATGCGAGTTCTACTGTTAACAAAGTTAATAATAAGATAAAAGAAGTTGCTAAGCCTGTACCTCCTGTAATCATACGAGGACAAGATGAATCTAGTTCTATAATAGATAAAGTAAAAGCTAAGATTCAGAATCTAAAAGCTGATACTATCATAAAAATAAAATCACAAGCTGATGAAGCTATAAATACTATTTCTCGAACTAAAAATAAATTACAAGAATTTGTGAGTAAGAGATATGAAGCAGCAGTTAAGATTAGAGATGAAGCTAGTTCAGCACTTAGAGGGCTTACAGGAAAAATAGATTCTTTTGTAAGTGGAGCTATTAGTAAATTCGCTAGACTGGCTACTACCGCAGGAGCTTTAATAGGTGGAATTGGTGTAGGTTCTGCTGTAAAAGGATTTGCTACTTTTGAACAAAGTATGAAGAATACACAAGCCGTAAGTGGAGCAACAGGAAAAGAAATGGAAGCTTTAACTGCAAAAGCTAGACAGCTTGGGAGAGAAACTAGTTTTACAGCTAAAGATGCAGGAGACGCAATGTATTACATGGGTATGGCAGGATGGAAGTCCGAGCAAATGATAAAAGCAATTCCTGACGTTCTTAACTTGGCAGCAGCAGGAGGAACAGACTTAGCGTTAACGAGTGACATTGTGACTGATGGACTAACTGCATTAGGAATGACTGCAAATGACACAACTGAATTTGTTGATGTGATGGCAGCAACAATAACTAATTCAAATACAAGTGTTGAGTTAATGGGTGAAACATTTAAATACGTAGGCTCTATGGGCGGAGCATTAGGAGTATCTATGAAAGATTTATCTCTTGCGACAGGTCTAATGGCTAGTGCAAGTGTCAAGGGAAGTATGGCAGGTACTTCGTTAAGAGGAGGTCTAGTTAGATTAATAAAGCCACCAGAAGAAGCCGCATCTGCAATTAAAAAATATGGAATAGAATTAAAGAAAAATAAAAATGGAAGTTTAGACTTGGCAGGAACAATAGGAAGTCTTAGAGAGAAATTAGGAGGATTAAAAGATGTTGAAAAAGGTGTTGCAATATCCTCTATATTTGGTCGTACTGCAATGGCAGGTTGGGCGGCTGTAGTAAATGCTAGTGAAAGTGACTTTAATAAGTTAACTACAGCTATTGCAGAAAGTGAAGGAGAAGCTAAGAGAATTGCTGATATGAAGTTAGATACCTTATCAGGACAATTTGAAATTTTAAAAAGTGCTATTGATGATGTAAGGATAAGTGTAGGTCAAAGACTAGGACCTATGACAAGAGGATTTGTAGAAGATTTAATTAAGAAAATGCCACAAATCGGTGATGCTATAGTTGGAGTAGTAGAAAAGTTTGTTAATAATTTCGATAAAATAAAAGCAGGATTTCAAGTATTATTGCCTGCAATTGGTTCCGTTATAGCCTCTGTTATGGTACTTAAAGCCACATTTGCTTTTGGAGGAGCCATTAAAAGTTTAAGTTTACTTGCAAGTACTTTTGGTACGGCTAAATTAGTTGCCTTCGGATTAACAGTTGGAATAGGGGCTATTGTTATAGCTTTTGCAGGAATGACTGTTGCTATTTCTAATAATAAAACTGCTATGATGGACTTACAAACACGTTTTGGTTCGTTTGGTGAGTATGTTACTACAATAATGGAGACTGTTGGTGGAGTCATAAAGCTTACGTTAGGTAACTTGCTTATAATGTTAGGTGGAATTGGAAAAGGAATAGGAATACTTTTATCTGATAAGAGCTGGGATGAAAAAGCTTCATCACTTAAAAATCTATTTGGCAAAACAACAGCAGAAATTAAAACAAATACAAAAGAAGCTTTATCAGATATAAATGGAGAAACTTCTAATGCAACAGCTCTATTAAAAAAGTCTACTTCAAAAGAGTTACAAGGTGTTACTAAAGCTTTCTCAACAGCATTTGACCAATCTAAAAATGTAACAGAGAAGAAATCTAGCGATATAGCTAGAGCATTAACAAATGGATTAAAGGGTTTAGATGACCAATCTCTTACTATGATGAGAGGTTTGAATGACAATATGGCGATAATTTTATCTGGTGTGACAGCAGATATGAAACCTAGTGACAAAGTTAATAAAATCACCAAAAATCTTGATGATGCTTTCAAAACAGGTAAATTAAGTGCACAAGAATACAGAAGTAGCATACAAGAGACTTTAAATTTTATAAGCAAGTATAGTGCAGATTCTTCAAATAATTTGAAACAAGGTATGAGTGATGCTTTCAATGCCTTCAAGGAAGGGACAAATATAGGCGGATTAAAAGACGGAGTAACAGGAATGTTGAACTCTTTAAAAGCAACTGGTCCACAAGCTTTAGAAACCTTAAAAGGTTTAGGAGGAAAAGCAAGTGAGATTTTCAAAGGAGTGGATTTTAATTCTTCTATAGATGCACAGAAAACTAAAGTATTACAGAATTTAAATAGTTTAGGATTAGAAGGAACACAGGCTATAGATACTTTAAGAACTATTTTCTCACAAGCATCATCTGCTTTGGATACTACAAATTTAAAGCAAGGTTTAAGCAATACATTTAACTCTTTTAAAGAAGGATTTAATAGTGGAGGAATAAAAAACGCTATAAATAGTATGCTTGGAACTATTAACCAAGCAGGTCCACAAATGCAACAAGCATTAGGCAAAATGGATGGAAAGATGGGGCAAGTATTTGCTAATGTAGACTTTAGTACTCCAATAGAAACACAAGCTAGTAAAGTTCTTGAAAATTTGAATAATCTAGGAATAGAAGGACCAAAAGCTTTAGAAACTGTAAGAAGTATATTTGCTCAAGCTTCAAGTCAAATACAAGGTTCAGCTTCTCAAACGGCACAACAAGCGAATCAAGAAGTGGCTAATGCTCTAACTCAAGGTAATCCAGCTGTACAACAAGCAGGACAACAATTAGGTACAGATTTGACTAATGGTGTAGTAAATGGAGTACAGGCAGGAGTGCCAGTTGTACAGCAAAAAAGTAATGAACTTGCTACAGCAACACAAAACGGAGTAACAAATGCTGTAAATAGTGCAACTCCTCAAATAGATAATTCAAATCTTACAAGTGGTATAGATACAGCATTCAATCAAGCTACTGCAACAGTTCAGCAAGGGGCGAGTAGTATGTATAATGGTGCTAAACAAAGTTTTACACAACTAGCACAAATAGGTAGAGAAGCAGGTTCAAGTCTTTATAATGGTGCTACAACTTCTTTTAATATGTTAGCAACAAATGTTAGAGTTGCATGTAGTAGCATGTACAATGGAGCTAGAACATCTTTTACGAGTTTAAGCAGTTCAGCTATAAGTGCCATTTCTGCTATGTGTAGTTCTGTAGTAAGCCAAGTTAGTGCCATGTCGAGTCAAATTATCAGCTATTGGAATAGTGTAAGAGCAACAGTTTCAGCACCAATTACAGCATCTTTTAATGTTAAGACTACTCAAACAACAGTTAAAAGAACCGTAAATGAAAGTAGTGGTGGAATACTGGGTAATATACTAGACCGTTTTGCTGATGGTGGAGTAGCAACAAGAACTTCTATCTGCGGAGAGAATGGAGCTGAAATGGTTATCCCTCTTACAAACACTAGAAGAAGTAGAGCAATAGAATTATATGAACAAACAGGTAAAATGTTAGGATTAGGTTCAACTCCTTCTCAAAAAGTAGGTAATTCTAATATTGTAAATAATGTTAGACAATTTCCTCTTGCAAATGTTTTAGATACAGATAATAAAGAATATAAAGAAGCTACACCAAACAGTGTTAATTCTTCTAATAATACTATAAATTTAGGCGGAATATCTATAAATGTTCAAAATAGTGATAACAAAGAAGAAATGATACAAGAACTATTATCTCAAGTAGAAAGTGGAATAAGAGAAGCATTACAAGATATTGGATAATGTCGAATTGTTGCTAAAAAAATCTTCCTCATAAATGATATAATATTGTTAAAATATGCAAATTTATGAGGGGGAAATTTTATGTGGCAGAAATTTAAAAGTATGAATGGAATTTTAAAAATTATTATTGGAATTATAGCTATAATTCTTTTACCAATAACATTGGTTTTGTTATCTATTGAGTTTTTAGTTAAAGCTATTGGAAGTAAGAAAAAAGCTAAAATTGCATTAGGTTGCATATTAGTTTTTTTGACAACACTTTGTACTAGAAATGTTTATAATGTACTAAGTATAGAGAAAGAAGAGCATATTCCTGTGAAGCAAGTTTCTTATAATGATAAAGATAAGGGAAAATCCGAGAATAATATTCAAGAACAACAACAAAAGAAAGAAGAATCAAAAAAATTGGAAGAACAAAAAAAGAATGAAGAAAAAGAGCAAAACAATGAACCAACAAAGTTTTTTACTGATGTATATTTAAAAAATAAAAATTGTGTTAATATGACATCTTATGAAGGTATAAAGTCAAACCTAGATATATTCGGTTATAAATATGAAGTTATAGAGCCGAATGAAACTACATTAAGACAGATTAATGTATATGATAACCAAAGTAATGATACCATTCAATTTCAATTTTATGAAAATGATACTGGAGAAGAAGTTGTAACAGTTATGCAATACAATAAAAAAGATGAACCCGACAAATCTGTTGCAATAAGTGATGGTTTCCATACACAACCACCAAAATTTCAGAATCATATTAATAATACAAATAAGGAAGTTAATAGCATAGAAGAACAAATAAATTTTATGTTTAATTAATATTTGTATAATACTTTAAAGCTCTTACAGTTTGTAGGAGCTTTTTATTGTAAAAAAGAGGTGATAACTTGGTAATAGATATTTATCTAAAAAATGAAAAAGAAAAAATAGATTTTCATTTTCCAGTAAATCCACAAGATTCTTTATCTATAAAAAAAGAAAAAAGGTTTGAAACTGTAGATATAGTAAACTTAGGTGAATTTGATATAAAAAAAGAAGGGGAGAAGATAAGAGAAATATCATTTAAAACATTTCTGCCTAACTTATATGACGCTTCTTATTGCAGATACAGCGAGTTAAAAAATCCAATCGAAGTAGTGGCAATGCTTGAAAAATGGGTAGACCAAGCCGAACCTTTAAGACTTATTATAACTGGTTTTGGCTACAATGGATTAGTCACAATATCTAGTTTTAGCAATACTCAAACAGCAGGAAGAGAAGAAGATAGAGACATTGAGATAACATTTAGAACTTACAGAGAACTGAAGATAGAGACATTAAAAAAAGATACAAAAAGTAATACTAAAACAGATTTAAAAGATAATAGACCTAATACCCAAACTAAATCTAAAATATATACTGTTAAAGCAAGTGATACATTATATAAGATAGCTAAAAATCTTTTAGGTAAGGGTTCAAGGTGGCCAGAGATTTATAATATACCCGAAAACAAAAAAGTCATTGGTAAAAATCCTAATATAATTAAAAAAGGTCAAAAGTTGGTGATACCTAGTAAATGAAAATAATATTAAACGGGAAATATGATATTGCAAATTTCAATGAAGGAATAACTCTTTCAGAAGCTATAGACGGAGTTGCATATAAGATGGATGTATCATTAGTAGAACCTAAACAACTTAAAGATATAAATATTAAAAAAGGTGATAAAATAATTCTAATTGATATAGCATATGAGAGTAAAAAAGAAGAGACAATATTTGATGGAGTTGTATGGGAAACTAGAAGGAGTGAAAAGAGTAAGAAACTAACATTGTCTTGCAGAGAAAGAACAGTTTACATGGAAGAATCAGAGGAACAATATCAGTTTAAAGAAAATACAGCAACACAGAGAATTGAATATTACTGTAAGCAATGGAATATACCCTATTACAACTTAGCTAATACAGGGAAGAAACTTGCTAAAGTAATACATAAGACAAATATACTAGATATGATAAAAAAGGACTTAAAAGAAACAGCAACAAAAGGTGGAGACTTATTTAGAGTAAGGATGGATAATAAATTAAAATTATTCAAGCTTGGTACTAATGCAAATGTATATAAATTAGATAGTATATTAGAAGATGCTAACTTTACAAGTAGTTTTAATGATGCAGTAACAAGTGTAAAAGTTTTAGGTAAGAGTAAAGACGAAAATACAAAAGCGCCTATAATTGGGACATATAAAAAAGATGCTGATAAGTTTGGAACACTACAAAAGATTAAACAAGATGAAAAGATAAAAAATGCTAAAGAAGCTAAGAAAGCAGCAGAAGCAATGTTCAATAGTGGAGAGGAAACAATAAGTGTAGATTGTGCAGTAGATATAAATAGAATAAGAGCAGGTGACAAAGTAAGTTTAAAAAGTAAAGAATATTATGTTATAGATGTCACTCATACACTAGATTCTAGACCGAAAATGAAGCTGAATATAGGGTCTTTAGAATATATAAGGAGGAAATTTTATAATAATGACTGATGCTAGATTTAATGGAATTGCTAGAATATTGAAAGAAAATATGAATAAAAGTGTAGCAAATGGCACTTTTGGAATGGGTTGTGAACTTGCAGAAATAACAGCAAATGGATTAAAAGTAAATGGCTATAAAGATGAAATACAGGACTATCTAGTATTAGAGAATTTAACATTAAAAGAAGATTATTTTACTTTTTCAGATGAAGCTTTAAGTGGAGAATATAGACATAAGCATAAAATAGAAACTCCAAAGGAATTGAAGCCACTACGTATAGGCGATAATGTGCTAGTAGCTGTTATGGGAGCTGAATTTGTAGTAATTGGGAGGGTTGTAAATGCCAAACCTATTTCCTCAAAGTGAAACTTTTGAAACTGTAGAATTAAAAAATAATGATGAAAATGAATTGGACCTAAAGGGTTCTTTTTTATTTGATTTTGAAAAAGGTGAATTTGTCAAAAATGCAGATGGAACATTGAAAAGATGTGATAAAGTTCAAGCATATAAACAATGGTGTCAAAAGGCTATATTAACACCTAGATACAAAAAAGCAGCTTATACAAACATTTATGGAAGTGAAATAAAAGACTTAATTGCCAGTAACTTATCTCAAAGTGCAAAAGAGCTTGAAATAACTAGATTAATAAAAGAAACTCTTTTAGTGCATCCTTACACAAAAGAAGTAGGAGAGTTTAGTTTTAATTGGCTGGAGAATAGCAGGTTAGTAGAGTATGAATTTAATGTATTGACAATAGATGATGAAAATATAGTAATTGATGGCAATATAAAAAGGTAGGTGATTATATGGAAAGAGAGCTACCTATACCAGTATTTTTAACAGAAGATGAGGACTCTGTACATGAAAGGATGTTAAGTAACTTTCAAGATGTGAGCACACTAGAAGGGGACTTTATTTATGATGCAACAAGACCTACAGCAGAGCAGATAGCTGAATTAAAACAACTAGGATTACAAAATAATTTAAGGATTGCATTTCCTCAAACTAGCTATGGAGAATACCTAGAATGGTTGGGAGAATGCAAAGGAGTATTTAAAAATCAACCAACTAAATCGGTTGGTATGGTTACATTTAATGGTGCTCAAGGAACTATCATTACAAAAGGAACTATTGTTACAACTATAGCTACAGATGAAAAACAGAGCATAGAATTTGAGCTTCTTGAAACTAAAACTATAGGAGAAAATGAAACAATAGATATTAAAGCAGAATGTAGAGTTGCAGGAATTATAGGGAATGTGTCTAAAGGTAGTGTAGCCGTTTTACTAGGTTCTATTAATGGTATTAAATCAGTTACTAATAAAGAAGATTTCAAAGGTGGAACAGATATTGAAGACGAAGAACATTTTAGAGAAAGAGTTCTTGTAGCAGAACAAGAAGATAAACTTAGTGGAGCTAGTTCAGATTATATTCGTTGGGCTAAAGAAGTTAATGGAGTTGGATATGCTTATGTAGTTCCCGAATGGGCTGGAGCAGGTACAGTAAAAGTATTAATACTAGATAAAAATAGAAAAGCAGCAACACAAGAGTTAATAGACAAGGTCCAAGAATATATATATCCATTAAATATATCAGAAGGAGAAAATAGAGATGGGAAAGCTCCTATCGGTGCATTAGTTACAGTTGTGACACCTGACACATTACTTATTAATGTAAAAGCTAGTTTTATATTTAGTAATGGCTTTAGTGAAGAAACTGTATTAAATAATCTAAAAACTAAGATAGATAAATATTTAGATAAGATTGATTTAGGGGGGACAGTCTCATACAATGCTATACAGGCGATAGTAGGCTCTATGATGCTGACAGATGAAGGTATAGAAGACTTTTCTAATCTTACTATAAATGATGTAAAAGAAAATATAAAATTGCAAGACCAAGTGGTCGGAATAGGGGAAATAGTTAACGAGGTGGTTGGATGATAGCTTCTAAAAAAGGTAAAGAAATGCTTCTTACATTATCTCCTATCTATGAACAATCTATCATAATGCAAAGCTTATATGAAGCTATAGGAAGCGAATTTGATAATCTAGAATTATTAAATAAGGACATAGAGTTGCAATTATTTCCTCAGAGTGCAACATGGGGTTTAAGTTTTTGGGAAAATAGAGTGGGCTTATCCACTAATATAGATGAAGATGTAGAAACTAGAAGAAGAAAAGTCATTGCTAAACTTCAAAGTAAATATATCATGACACCTAAAAGAATGGCTATGATACTCCAATCTTATACAGGTGCAAACATAAAAATAAATGAAAATATATATCCATATACTTTTGGTGTTGAATTAACCAGTACCCAAGGTTTTCCTAAAGATTTAGAAGATTTATATAAGAGAGTAAATGTTATAAAACCTTCTCATTTAGCTGTAAGTTATAAGTTAGTTTCTTTATTGAAAAGTAAAACCTATTTTGCACAAACAGCAATTATGAGCGAAGAAATAACTGTATATCCTTACACAAGTAAAGAAGTAAAAGCAAGTGTTAATGCTAAGTTTGCATTAGCTCATAACATGAGTTCAGAAACATTAACAGTATATCCAAAAGGAGGTGGTATAAATGGCTGATGAACAATTTTATACAATACTAACGAATATAGGTAAAGCTAAGATTGCTAATGCAGGAATGTTAGGTAAGTCAGTAGTATTAGAGAAGATTCAAGCAGGTGATGGTGGAGGAAACTACTATAATCCAACAGAAGACCAAACAGCATTAAAAAATAAAGTTTGGGAAGGAAATATAAACTCTTTTGATAAGGATGAAAATAATCCTAACTGGATTATTGCAACAGCATGTGTACCTGGTTCGATAGGTGGGTTCACAGTTAGAGAAATGGGTCTTATAGATAATGAAGGAGATATGATTGCAGTTTGTAAAAGCCCTGAAACCTACAAGCCAAAAGTTGATAATGGAGCTATGAAAGATTTGTATTTGAAATTTATCATAGAAGTATCTAATGTAGAGAAAGTGACATTAGTTGTTGACCCTACAGCTATTTTTCTAACTAAAAAAGATGAAGAAAAAATATTAACAAATATTAATAAACTAGACTCTAAAATTGATACAACTAAAACAGAATTAACAAGCAACATAGAAACTGCTAAAACAGAGTTGAATACTAAAATGGGTGATACAACACAACTTACCACAACAGACAAAACAAATATAGTTAGTGCATTAAATGAGGTAAAAACTAGTGTAGATAGTATAGAAACAACAGCAGAGAAAACAAGTTATAATAATGCTACTAGTAATCTTACTGCTACGAATGTGCAAGGGGCAATAGATGAAGTTGTTAGAAAAATAGAAAATTTTAACGAGGTTAATATATCTATACAAAATGACATGTTACCTATTTAAGAGAGGAGAGTGAGAAAATGCAGACTGAATGGGATTTTAATTATGCTAATTATGTACAAAATGTTTCATTGCTACCTGGGCGATATAAATTAGAATGTTGGGGTGCTTGTGGTGGTACTCTTGGTGCAAGTGATTGGACTGAATGTGCAAAAGGCGGTTATTCAAAAGGCGAAGTTATATTAAAAAAAAGAACTAACTTATGTATCTGTGTTGGTCAATCGGGTTATGAAAAACTTGATACTGGTTCAACTCTTACCAGAACTGGATTTAATGGGGGAGGACGAACAAATGCACATAGTATTAATGGCAATTATTATTCTAAATACGGTGGTGGAGCAACCGATATAAGAGCTTATTATACTAGAGCGACTTGGGATAGTGCAGAAGGTTTACTTTCGCGTATACTTGTTGCAGGTGGTGGTGGAGGTATGAAAAATAATTTTGCTTCTGCTCGTTCTATTGGTCATGGTGGTGGTTATGTAGGTGAAAATGGAATTGGTCGTGACAGAGATTTTTGTGGTGGTGGTTCTCAATACCAAGGTGGAACAAGTTACGATACAGAAGAATACCATGGTTCGTTAGGGAAAGGAGGTTATGGTGGAATAGGAGTAGGTGGAGGTGGTGGTTGGCACGGTGGTGCTGGTTCTTATTCTAATGAATGTGGAGGTGGTGGAAGTGGTTACGCACTAACTAAAGATAGTTATAAGCCACCTGGATATATACCAACATCTGAATATTGGCTAGAAAATGTAGTTATGACTACTGGAGGTAATACTACTAGAGCAGATGGCTACGCTAAAATAACATTACTACAAGCATTACCATTTTTAAATATATCATCATATAACTCAACTACTGCAACGTTTAAAGCTGACCATACAAACCCTACACTACTAACTAAAATAGAATATTTTATAGATGACACATTAAAAGAAACTATAACAACAGATTTAACTCTTGAAAAAACAATTAACTATACATTAGAAGATAACGCCCTACACACACTTAAGATAGTTGTCACAGACAGTGCTAATGCTACAGCAGAAAAAAATGTAAGTATAAGCAAAGGAATTGCACCTCTCCCTGCTGGTTCTACAACAGATGAAGTTACAAGCAAATGGATGGAAATTAAAGATACATTCAAAAGTGGCAAAACAAGTATTATAAATACTTTAGCATTAAAGAATATAGACGCAAGTTTAAATAATACACTTGTTGAGTTATCAGAGAAAATTAAAACGAGTTTTGATAGTTCAGACGCTAGTGTTGAGGATTTAACAAACAAATTGACACAAGCTAATAATACTATATCACAGTTAAATACAAAATATAAATTTGCATATAGTTTGGATTTGACAGTTCACTGGTTTATTGATTGTGGATTTAAGCCTGATTTTGTTATTTATGAATGTATAAATAATCATGGTAAATTTCTTGTTTTCTTAACTCCTTTTAATTATTCTGTATTTGATATTGGAAATTTAGGTTGGACAATTACAGCAAGAGAAGATATAAGCAAGAAAGATTCTTTTTCTATAAATAACATAAATCAATTTTGGGGAACAAAGATTAGAGATACAGGATTTAATAATGCAGATATGCCAAAAGATAGTTTAAATGATAGATATGTTTTTTGGATAGCAATTAAATGTTTATAGGAGGTTTAATATATGAAAAATATAGGAAGAATAGTTTTTTATGATAATGATACAGGGGATATATTAATGTTTTATGGAGAAAAAACAGTAAGTGACAGTATAGATATTAATATCCCTAAGATAGATTCTATTGAGTTGCCATATGGAAGTATAGATTATACTAGAAATAGGCTAATAGGTATAAATGTAGAAACAAAAGAACCAATTCTGGAAGAAATACCAGTATATGTAAGTGAAGAAGAAAAAAGAATACAAGAATTAGAAAATCAAATATTGATTGCAGAAAACGAAAAAGTAGGAGGATTATTATAATGAATATAAATAATGTTGTAGTAAGAATATTAGCAGAGAGGATTTTGAATAAAGGATTAAATCCCTTAAAAAATAGAGAGTTTCAACTTGATGATGTAACTAATGCAGAGTACAGAAAAGCAGTAGAGGATTATATTATAGAGCATAGTGGAGTAGTAGAAGGAGCAGAACCAACAAAATAGGTTCTTTTTTTATTTCAATTAATTAGGAGGCTTACATGAATGAGGAAGTTATAAAAGAAAAAATAAAACGAAATGAAATAAGAATAAACAGACATAGTGATGAAATAGACGAATTAAAGATAGCAAATATAGAGTCTAAAGCAGAATTAAAAGCATTGTGTGAGAATCTAAACTCACTTACAAGTATGCTCAAATGGCTAATTGGAACAATGATTACAACACTAGTAGGATTCTTTATATTTGCAATACAGAGGGGAATATTTTAATTAGGAGGTTAAAAGATGGATAATTTAATAAGTTTTATACCAGAGCAGTTGCTAATTTTAGTGGCTGCTCTCTCTATTATAGGTAAAGGTTGTAAAAAATATAAACAATTAGATAATAAATACATTCCAGTAGTGTTATTGATACTTGGAATAGCTTTTTCAGTATGGATGTTAGGGTTAAATGCTGATGCAGTCTTACAAGGCGTAATTTGTTGGGGTATATCAATAGGTATAAATCAAACCTACAAACAATTGAAGGATGGTGAAAAATAATGGTAGATATAATAAAGATGTTAACAAAGAAAAAATGTTATCCAAATAAGAATAATGCAAAGTTCATAGTGATTCATGAGACTGATAACGAGGACAAGGGAGCAGATGCTAAGAGACATGCACAAGCACTTAATAATGGTAATTTAGAAGCAAGTGTACATTACTATGTAGATGATAAAGTAATATATCAAACACTAGACCACAAGGATGGAGCGTGGGCAGTTGGTAAAAGCTATGGAACTGCATTAGTTGCAGGAGTTACAAATTACAATAGTATTAATATAGAAATATGTGTAAATCGTGATGGTAATTACACAAAAGCAAGACAAAATGCAATAGACTTAACTAGAAAACTCATGAAAGATTTAAATATTAGTGCAGATAAAGTAATAAGACATTATGATGCTAAGAAAAAATATTGTCCTCGTAAGATGCTTGATAATCCAAAATTATGGGTAGATTTTAAAGATAAGATAAAAAATGATGGGGGTGTGAATAGTATGATAAAATACACAATAGTCTATGATGGAGAAGTTGACAAAATCCCTGCAACTGTAGTTGGTTGGGGTTATAATGATGGGAAAATATTAATATGTGATATAAAAGATTACGTACCAGGTCAGACGGAAAATTTATATGTTGTAGGAGGTGGCGCATGTGAAAAGATAAGTTCTATTACTAAAGAAAAATTTATTATGATAAAAGGTAATGATAGATTTGATACACTTTATAAAGCATTGGATTTTATTAATAGATAGATAAAAGTTATCAACTAGAAGTGGTTGTTTGTTGTGATAACTCTATTATTGTAATATAATGTAAATATATTATTGTGATAATGGAGGATTTATGTATGGATGCATTGGTTTATGAGAGATTTGTAAGAGCAGCTTTTAGTATTAAACTTAATAACTTGATTAATAGAAGCGAAGATTTAGGTGGATTGGCTGAAGCTGATATCTTTAGAGCAGCAAATAATTTACATGAATTAAATGAGATAAAAATAGGTACTGGGTATGCTATTGCAATATTTAATAATGAGATATTAGAGTCTTGTAATGTTTCTGATAATGATAGCAATAGAATGATTGAACTATTTGATAGAAGTTTAATTGCAACTTCTAGGGAGGAAATATTGGATATTATAAGAGAATATGAAACTTATAGAGGACGATATCTTACTTTTAATTGGAAGAGATAGAATGTTTAAGTTAGGAAGTAGTAATTATAGTTAGTTATTACTTTCTTTCACATATTTTTATTATTTCAATAAGATTATTTCCAAATAATAATTTATTCAATGATAATAAGTAGAAAATAAAATTTTGAATCAATATAAAATTTAATGAAATGAGGTAGTAAAATCATGGATAAAAAAATAGACATAGCGAAGTTTATAGTAAATAGAATTGATTACTATATTGAAAAATCAGATAATAAAGCTAGTTTTTTACTATTATTAAATAGTGCAATTATAGGTTTTTTATTTTCAGGGAAGGAAAAAATAATGAATCACTTAAGTATAAGTAATATCAGATGTTTAGAGATGCTATTTTACATTGTTATATTATGTATATTTGTTATTTCAATTTATTTTTCGATTATGGTTTTAAAGCCAAGGAATTCTAAAATAGAAAATGAATATAAATCTATTTTTTATTATAAAGAGATAGCATCTTTAAATAATGAACAGTACAAAGAAGCATTTGAAAATGCATTTAAAGACGAAGAAAACTTGATTAATGATGCACTTGTTCAAATAAAAGAATTATCTTTAATCTGTGATAAGAAAATGTATAATGTAAAAAAGTCAGTAGAAGCTTTTATTTTAGGTGGTATTATATTGTTTATATATATACTTGTAGTAGTTTTTAATGCTATTTAGAAAATGTTTTATTTGGTTAGTATTCCTCTATGAAGATAGAATCAAATCATAGAAGAATACTATTTACATATTTGTAGATTCTTGTAATTGATTTTCATTTAATTTTTTAAATGCTAGTTTTAAAGTTTCTTTAAAATCAGGTACTGTGTTTTCATTAAAATCTTCAAGTTCATCCTCTCCTATCCATGCAAGTTCATTATGTTTTGATGTGGGTTCAAATTTAGAAATATCATAATCATTTATTATTTCTGCGAGAGTTATAATGCCTTTGTGTAAACCATCACTTTTTTTAACTTGATAAATTGCTAGAGGTATAGGTTGGCAATCATCTTTTCTTGTGCAATCAGTAATAGGTTCAATGTTTATATTAAAATCTTTTTCATATTCATCTTTAATAGTATTTATAATTGAAGTTTCTAGACTTGCCTTAGCACAACCAAATTCCCATTTACTCGCATTATTATTTCTATTATCACTTCTTTTCGCAATTAATATTTTTGAAGTTGATTTATTATAACAAACCGCAACACAGTGTAATTCCATTAAATCTACTTTTATATAGTCTTTATCTATTGTATTTTTATCATAACTGGGGTTTGTTTTAGAAATTACGTCACCTATTTTTTCAATCTTATCACTAAGGTTTCTGTCTATAAGTATTTTATCCAAAGCCTTGTCTACAGAATTAAACATAAAAGAATCAATTAGTAATTTACTTTCTCCTTTTTTATTAAAAAAATATTCTCGAACCAATTCATTTTCTTCTATTTCATCAAAAGAAAAACTATCATCAAATTCTATATCATTATTTTTTCCTTTATTATGATACCAAATGATAGGGTATAGTTTATCTTTCCAGATACCCTTTAATTTTTTATATGTAATTATATGTAATTTAGATAAAATATCAGTTTTTCTTGATAATATATAAGCTAGTTCAAAACTAAGAACAAGTCTTTCTGGGCATGTTTGCTTTGATATTCTGAAACCAGCATCAATATCATTTCCTAAGAACTCAAATATTTTATAATTATTGGATAAATCGTACATAGCAGAAATATTTTCATATTGTTCATTATTTTCTAAAGCATTAAAATTAGGATTTCTTGATACTATAGCAATCCAGGCCGCTCCTTTTAATGAAATAATATTTTGAAGTTTCATTAAGTATTTTTCAGATTCAGAAAATCCTTCTAGTGTAGAGAATATATTACCACTTTTTATATCTTTAGCAGTGCTTGTTAAAATATCAAAGATTATATCTATGTATTTATAAATTTCATCATAATTTTTTAGTACGATAATGAAAATTACCTCATCACCAAGAACTCTCCAAAGTTGTGCTTTAAGGTTTTCATAAACTCTATATTGTAACTTACGAATTATATGTGATAATACCTTAGCCCATCCGCTATAATTTATATTTTTATATAATGATGAATTAGCTATATCAAAAGAAAAGAACAAAATCACTTCTGGATGATTAGGTTCTTTTTCTTTTTCATAAATATCAGTATTAATATTTTCTTGAAGTTTTTCCTTATACTTTTTAAGATTAAAAGCGTTTTCGTTTTTAGCTGAATTATGAACATTATTTACATTTTGAGTTTTATATTCTTTATCATCTACCATTGTAAATATCCTAACCATTTCCCTCTATTAGATGCTGCATAAGAGGAAACATTAAAGTATTCTGCAATTTTTGAAGTGTCGACCTTATTACCTACTGTGTTTTCATCCATAATTCTTTTATATTCATGTTTAGGCATCAACAAGGCTGCTGCAAATTCATTGGATTGATACTCCTTATTGGTATTGCCACTTCTAAAATACTGATTTCCATCTTGACTATTCCATAGTTCATCATCAATGCCATAACCCATGTGTAAAAATAAATGTCCAAGTTCATGAGCAATGGTAAAATTCTTTCTGGTATCTGGTTGATAAGGAGATACCACTATTTCAAATGAATCATCAACTTTTCTAATAAATCCATCAGAGTATCCACTTAAAGAACTATCTTCTATTACCTTGCCTCCTAAAGCATCAACAACTTGATTTATATTTACTATTGGAATTTGGATTTTGTATGTTTGGATAATATCTTGGGTTATATCATTAATTAGCTCTCTGATTTTGAAATCCATAAAATCACATCCTTATATAATATTTTATTTAAATAATTATTTATTATAATATTCATTATATCAAAAACTATTTTTTTTGGTACATTTAATATTAATTATTTTCATTAACCTTTTGTATTATACAATATAATTATACCATATAAAAACTGTTTTTTGTCGAATGTATGTTTGAAAAATAAAAATTAGTAAATTATCTTAAAAATAATTAGATATACTTTGGAAGCAATAAGAATATTAACAATAAGATAAATCGTTGAAATACCAACATGTGTTAAATAATAACAATAAACAAATAATAAAATTTTAGATTTCAGAATATGAAAGAACCAAAAAACGATTAACTAGTAATCTTAATTAAATTCATTTAGTTGATGTTAAAGTATGAAAACTATAGTAGAAGTTGTAATAATAAAACGAACGAAAATTATCATACTAAAACATAATACATGCTATAATTGTATTAGATAAATGCTTGAATATATACCAAAAGTACTCTTTTTATAAGAGTGCTTATTTTTTTGAAATTCATCAACATATAAACTATCAAGAACATTACTCAACACACCTTAAAATTGATTTAAATTCTTTTTCATACACAAAGTTATATGATATAATAAAAAAGTAAATATGTAACCCCAATACATCTTTACTAAGTCAAACATTATTATATAGAGCATTCTTCATTATGGAGAGTGCTTTTTCATTTCTTTGAATAACCATGTTGATTATTTATAATATTTTCATTTAATTTATCTTTATCTATCAAATTTAATGCACAATTAATACAAATGTTAGTTTTCATATGACTTTTCTTATGAAAAGTAATATACTTATTATCATCTTTATTTATTCCTTTATTACAGTAATCACATAATATAGTCTTAGTCATATTTTTATTCCTTTCATTTTATATTTTCCATAATTAAGTTTAACATATTTAGTATATACCTATGTATATATATTTAAAACAATGTTTTTTATTGCAATATAGAATATATTGTATAAATAAAAAAATGGAGAATAGATATTTGATAATTGTAAAATTATGTTATAATTAAAATGCAAGAATATATCTTGCAAGAGGCTACAATCTAAGGGCGAAAGTTTTCGGAAATCACCTTCGAACGAAAGGGGGTGAGTATATGAAAACACTTATGTTTATACTTGTTATAGCGTATTACATTACTATTGTAATAAAATCTATTACAACAATAGTAAAGTCTATAACAAGATTATTAGATTCTATAAGTAGATTAAAAGAATCTTTACATAAACTAAGAAATCGTCCTGACGGCAATCAAGACGATTTCAATGAATAAATCATTACTTAAATTATTTTGAATTTGAAACTTCGCTCTAGGCTAATAGATTGTAGTTTCTTTTTTTGTTTTTGATACGAATTTACATCTTTATTATATCGCATTTTAAGAAAAAATAAAACTATGAATATTATAAATCTATTTTAATTAATTTTTTATCATATCATTATTTAAAAGTAGATAAAACTAAAAAGGGTTCTCTAGAAATCAATGTCTATCTAATTATACTTACTTACCAATACCATCACTTGGTGTAAACAAGACTCTACTACATTTTCTCCGTACTCTAATATAAAATCATCTAACTGTGTATCTAAAAAATTACAATAATCATACGAACTGCTAATATAAGCAGTCAACATGTGTGTACATTTATCCATTTTATTTTTAAACATATAAATTATTATCCCCCTAAAAAACTTTCATAAAAACAAAAAGAACAATATCTTTTTGGCAACTGGCTGACATAACTCATAAGATATTTATATAAGTCTTAGTCCCTATAGCTTTGCGTCACTAAATTTCTCTAGTTTTGCCGATTTAGTTTTATTCTACAACTAAAATAATACAATAGAATTAGTTATTGTTCAACAAGATTGTTTGAAAATTAAATAAATTTGTAGATGTGAATAATATTTTTTATATATAAAAACAAACTAAAACAGTAGAATATATGGTAAAAATTACCTATAGTTTTTGTTCTAAAAAGCTCCTATTATTAATTTAAGTTAGACGAATTAAGGAAGTGACATAAATGGAGCGACAAGAGGTAGAAAGTAAATTACGCAGGGGCGAATTAATGTTGATGGAGTACATGTGAAGGGAAAAGTCTACTCTATCTAAAAAAGAAATAGAAGTAGCAATGAAAGAAAAGTATAAGTGGAGAAAAAGCACTACAGAGATTTTACTTGGAAGATTAGTAAAAATGAGAATATTAAAAAAGAAGAGAGTTGGTTTTCAATTAAACTATGAAGTATTAGTAACTAAAAAAGAATATTTAGATGTAATAAAAGAAGAAAAAGATGTAAGTAAATATGATAATTTTTTTACACAAGTATTTACAACTATACATAAAAAAGAAGAAAAGACAGAGAAACAAATAAAAGTATTTATAGAAAGTATGCAGAAACTAGGAAAAAAATAATTTTATATTTTTATATGTTAATAGAAAGAAGGGGATATTATGCTAAATAAAAAATTACCAGATTCAGAGTTCAAGATTATGAAATACATATGGAATACTGGTTATAAAACTGTAATATCAAAAGATGTGGCAGATGAAATGGAAAAAATATATAAATGGAAACAAACTACAACACTAACACTTTTATTAAGGTTAACTAAAAGAGGTTTTTTAACTTCTCAAAAAATAGGTAAACACACACATTATACAATATTAATAAAAGAAAAAGAATACTTAAAATCAGAAACTAAAAAACTATTTGGAGGTTTACATAATAATCCTTTATCACAGTTAATATCAAAATTACATGATAAAGAAGAGGTAAGTATTGATAAAATAGATGCGCTTGAAAAATGGTTAAGAAGTTTGCAAGAAGATGAAGAATAA